AAATAGTCACAAGAAGCCTAAAAGGCGCGAGTCGAATGTCTACCAAGGCACTTTTTGACGAAATAATGCAAGCATAATCTACGCTGAGAATCCGCGCCAAAAGATTTCCACAGCCTCCTAAAAATAACGCTTGACAATTATATAGCGCTGTATTAAGCTGTATTTGTAAGTGAGCGGCAACCCGCCGTAAGGAGAACAAAACAATGACAATTACCGCTAAATTCGCCGGGCACTGCGCGACTTGCCACGAATCAATCCACATCGGCGACGAAATCGAGTACAAAAAAGGCGAGCCGGTCTCGCACGCGGCGTGCGCCAAGCACTATTACGAGATCGCCGCTGGCGGCGATAAAATCGGCATCCTTGCTCATTCTTTCACCGAAGCCAAAGCCGAAGCCGAACGCTTGGTTGCCGAAGGCTGCGATGCTGAGTACTGCGAAGGCTACGGTGGCTCGACCGAAGAGAGCACGTGCCACAAAAAGCACTACCACACGATCAATTGCCGCTGCCCCGACTGCGTCGCCAATGACCTCGACGACGATTATTAACCTTCGCCGCGCCGTCTCCTGACGAGTGGCGCGCGAAACCGACTCAGGCCGGTCGGCATCAGAGGCAACCAGCACAGAGAGGGGATGGGAAAATGAAGCACGCTCATAAACACGAATGCCCGATCTGCCACGCGGTATTAACCTGTAATAATCCGCACCCTCGATGCCCTGGGGAATACCGAATGGCGCTATGTGGAAGCTGCCCAGCAGTCCTCCCGATCCTACAGATCGACAGGGATATTTCATTAGTGCGGCGCGATCTGCGCAACCGAGAGCCGATTGACCAACTTTCCGCGGAAAGCTGGCAGACCGCTTGGGATAAGCATCCCGATCTTCGCCGTCGTGAATCTACCTTATTTCGTGAACGCGGCATTGCTCAGTTGCTTCGCGCGTAGCTTTCCCCCGCAGCACCAACCCGCAGAAAGGAACTCCATGACCGCACCACAACGAGTGGTGCACATGCTTGAATATCTATTAGCACAGAGAGGAGATGGGAAATGAAGATTGACCGCGAAAAATGTCTACGCGCCTTGAAGCATATCCGCCTGCAAGGATTGCCAACCACCAACGAGCGCAAAGCCCTGATAGAAGAAGCGATTACGCTCATCCAACGCAACGGATCAGAAGCCCTCAAGAGTGGATACATCGGCTACAAGAATTACGCCGGATTCGGGGACCAGCGTACAGACTGTTCCTATGGCATGGGACCGCGCCACGGCTCGATTGTGTACAGCATTGGCCGCACCAATATGGGCACCGAATCCGTGACGCTCGGAGACGATGAAATCTATTATCTCCAGTGCGAGCGCGATTTTCCGGGCTTCTCGGTTACTGTTTTCGATTTCGGGTCCAGGCGGGAGCGCACGCTCAACTTGGCAGATGTGCTGCTCAAAGAGCGCGAATTGCTCACGGAAACACACAAGTTTACCGCAGCCATCGACGCCGTAGACGTGGAAGTGATTCGCGCGTAGCTTTCCCCCGCAGCACCAACCCGCAGAAAGGAAAAATCGATGAAAATTAGCGAATTGACCAACGCGCCTCACCGCGCCGAGCTTGAGGACCAGGCGCAATGGCTACGTGAATGGGACCACAGCACGCTCCTGAATCCCGCCACGCGCAACCGCAGCTACCGGCGCATCAACTACACGACTATATTCCTGATCCTCAGCGCCGTCACGTCAATTATGCTGTGGATTGCGTTTCACCACTCGAAGTATTGAAAGCACGCGCTCAGGAGGAGCCCAATATGGCTGTCGAAAAAGAGGAAAAAGGAGAATGAGATGATCGAAGTTCAAGTTAAATGCCACATTTGTCAGCGCCGCTACCTGATCGAGCGCGAGAATCGTAGTCTAGCCAAGCCTGTTTGCGGACACGGAACCATCCTGACGCCTGCGAAATCTCCAAACCTTATGCAATGTGCTTGCGGGCAGTATCTCGACGACAGACACACGGCGCAGAGATGTACGAGGCGCTGAAACGCATCTATGAAAAAGAAGGCTGGGTATGGGTTGACGAAGTGCTTGCCAAGGCGGAGGGGCGCCTATGACTCATCGTCTTTATGCAGAAACCGGGCATCGAATGACTGACTGGCCGCGCATCCTGGCCGACATGAACCGTTCCTCTGGCTGGAGAAAGGTGTTTGGGAATGATGCTTATCATTTCTACATTTACTCGGACGTGGATGGCTATTACCGTTCTTTGTGCGATGAGCATCACCTGTTTTCTCTGCCGCGCAACGCCGATCAGAACGATGCCCATCCTCAGAATTGCAAGACCTGTCTTACTATAAAGAGCGAACGAGCAAAGGAAAAACCATGACACGTACAAGCGTTTACGATGACACCTGGCCGCGCATCCGCTACGAAGTTGTGGAGGTGAACAATGATCTGGGCATGGATTAGCTTCGCGCTCCACCTACTCGGCTTTGCTGTCAATATCGCGTTGCCGCTGTCGTGGCTATGGATCACCCAGGGACACGCTTTTGAAACGACGCAAGAGATAACGCCGCGCAGCGAGCAGTACGCACAGCAGACAGATTGGAGACGGTGATGCTATATGACGACAATTGGCCCCGCATTCAAACCGACGTTGACGACGACCGCCCAGCCCGCACGGACGAAGTGGAGTACTGCGAGAACTGCGAGGAAGCGTTTCTCGAAGGCGAGTTGAGGCGCACCGAGGACAATGTGCTGCTGTGCGTTGAATGCTGGAAAGCGATTGCAGATGAAGCCTGATCTTCACACGGGAAAATTGGATCAGCGGGAACGCCTGGAAGGACTCCGATGATTGAAGCGTGGTTTGATGGCTGCTGCGGAGGGGGAGTGCGGAGAATCAACGGAGCACCGCTTCTATATCTTCGAGAGTGCGAGCCAAAATGTAGCGGTGCCCTTCGGCTTCCACCTTAGCCTGAAAACTCTTTTGCAGCTTGCTCTGCTTGCCCTTAGGCGCCTTGAGTTCTATCCATACAGGGAATGGAGTGATAACGGGCCTTCCGCTGGATTCAATGATTGAAACTGACAACCTCGGAAACGCCAGAATGTCGGCACAGCCTGGCACACCGAACGTCACTGGCCGGCCAGCCTGGTTGATGAGCGTGCCCGAGTTCATTCTCAAACTAAAGATGTGCTTGGCTGCCAGCCAGTCGAGCACAAGCCGCAGGAGTTGCCCTTCTGGTGTCTGTTTGCGCTTCATGGTTGCGCCTCGAATCCTTGGCATTGGCAGACATGGGGAGCGTGGAACAGGCTCACGCCGCAGCAATCTCCAGTCAGGCCGCAATGGTCGCGGCGTGGATGCCCGCATTTGCATTTCTCTTCCAGAACTTCCGGACGCTTCATGCTTCCCTTCCTGATACGATAGAAATGAGTAGATCGCGGAATGGTATGGGAGTCGCCGCGCGTTGATTCTTTGAAAGTCTCTGACAAGCCCCGGTCTTGATTGCGCGAACTCGCTCTTCTCTTGAGTGGTATCCATCTTCAAGCCTCACAAAGTCTCCTTTCGCTCGTCCCCATATCAATTCAGGTAATGGTACGCCGCACGCGTACAGCCAAGTCAGTTTACGCGCACGATGCCCATAGTTGGCCTGCTCTACCGCACATGTGTACCCCTGGAATCCTTCAATCCAGTCAGCAGGAACCCAGCCGCCGGTACGTGGAGGACGCATCAATCCGAACGCGGGCCACGCAGCAGAACCTTCGGGGTGTTCAAGTACGCCGCCCCACCGCCTCACCGCATTAAGTGCAGCCGCAAAGCAGCCCTTATCGTCTCCCTTGATAAGCCTCGGCCAAGTCGTAGGCGCACCGCCCCAATAACGCCCCCAGCGTTCGCACGGTGGATGAGCCACGACGCGATGCGGGCCGGCATATAGCCGCGCATCGCGCTCCTCATCCCACGGGTCAATGTTGGGAAGCCCGTAGTAGCAACCTCCGCGCTGAACGTAAAGAGCGGCAATCATCCTTCCTCCCTCATCGCCTCGAAGATGACTATCATGCTTGGGAATGGCGCTGAATTCTTAGCGTCTCCGAACTTCAATCTCCCCTTGAGGAAACGGATCTCTTTCGCGTGGGGTAAGACTATCTCGTGGAACCATCGCGTGTCTGTGCGAGCCGGAATCAGGAAAACAGCGATTTCGGCCTCTTGTGCGCGTTCAAGGAATGGGCGCAAACCGGGGCCGTAAGGAGGGTTGCAGAATACGCGCTTGCCACGCCACGATACGAAAAGAGGGGCCGTTCCGTCCTCCGATCCATCCAGCGGACAAGGATCGAAGTCAAACCCAAACTCTTTATCTAAAGCGTCCCGCGTCTCCTTGGGAGTTGCCCACTTGTCGGACGCCGAAGAGAAATGCACGTTCATTCGCTATCCCTCATCGCCTGTACGCGCTTGGATGCAAATTCTTTCTCTAAATCAGCTTCAATATCGACTAACGGCTTCACGCGCCCGGCACGAACATCTTCAAGCGCCGTCACAAGCAGCGCCTGCTCCCGTAGCTGCTCCAGCGTCTCCTCACTGAATGCCGAAGATTCAGGATCGCAGTTGAATTCTGGTAGATCGGCAGGAATATCCAGCTTGCCCCAATCTTCCGGTAAGCCGAACGCCTTCATTGCCAATGCTCTGAGTTGCTCCAATGTTTGCCTCTTGTGGATGATCGTGTACAGCCTGTCACGCTCACGGCTCCTGACGCGCTTCGGCTTTCTACCCTTGCGCGGGTGTTGCGCCATCCAATTCGACACCCGGCAGCGATCGGAGCAGAACCGCTGGCCCTTGATACGCGCGTCATGGGTCTTGCCGCAGTGCTCACAGGTTATCGTCATGGCCTCCTCCGTGCCGTTGCAACGCTTCGATTGCGTGCGATCAACTCATCATATGTTTTCGGGATAGCAACGCCTTTAACGTGATGCAGGTCCACATGGCACCTTGCACAGCCCCAGCATACATTCTGCTCTCCCCATCCCCACATGCGCCTATTCCGCAGGTGGACCAGATGCCCCCGGACCCGCAGCGGCCCATCCCAAGGCAGCGGTCCACGCTGGCAGGTTGTGTCAATCCGCAACTCACACATGCCCCGCGCCCGTTCAAAGGCCATGCGGCGCACAGCCTCTTTCTCGGCTGCGGTCGGTTGCCCGCGCCTGGTTCCGGGGCGGCGCTTGCGGATGGGGGTACGCTTCATGCTGTTACCTCGCCGAAATCGAACACTTCTTGGCTCAGGCGCTTGGCGGCAATTTCGCAGTACGGCTCGTGCAATTCGATCCCGATTGCTGTCAGGCCCATAGCCTTTGCTGCTACAAGAGTGGTTCCTGAGCCGCAGTAGGGGTCCAGCAGGGTGCGCGTCTCTGGAAAGATACCAATGCACCATTTATAAAGCGCCACGGGCCGTTCGCAGGGATGGTCGCTCTCCGCTTCATGGGTGACAGTGAAATTTGTCCAAGGTATACGCACAATTTCCGTCTTCTGAAAATGCGTGATGCTGGCTATATCGGCCTTGCTGAAGTTAGGCATCGACTGACATTTGTCCCATACGAGGGCACCCCCCCTTACCCTCGAAGCAGTTGAAGAAGTTGGCTCCCCAAATGATGCGCTCCTTCGACTTTTCTACAAACAGGGAAAATATCTCAAGATCGGGCGGTGATTCGTTCCATTCGACGGCTTTCCCGAATCCCTTGCCGCGTCCCATCAATCGGCCAGTTACTTGCACAAAATTCCCCACACCGAACGGCGGATCAGTCAGCAGCAGGTCGCACTTGGGCAGCGTGGGCAGTATCTCCCGGCAGTCCCCGTGATAGATCGTGATGCCAGCGTGCTCATAATACGGCTTCACAGGCTCTCCTCTTTCATGCGCTCGGCCTTCGCGTACTGCGGGTAGGTAGAGCCGACGCAGAACTTGCCTTTGCAAAAGGGGCACGGATATGCGTTCATCGGCACGCCATAGATGATCTGCGATGCCTTGGCAACCTCATTGGCCCGGCGCTCCGAATTGTAGTGCCGCTTCTTGGCGCACGCCCTGGCGAATCGCTCGCTCATCGGCTCACTCCCAGGATCAGCCGCCGTGCCTCCTCAGACTTGCAATTATCAAGCTGCTGGAGGCGCTGGTCGTTTAGGTGGTGTGCCTGGGCAAATGTGAGTAGGTAGCCGTCAGTATAGCTCTGACGCCGGTCATTGCGCTGTCTATGGGACAGTAAGTGCTTCGGCAGTGACTCCGCACAACGCAATGCGATCTGCTGAGAGTGAGTCATTTGCTATTGCCTTTCTTGATTACGGCGTAACGCCTCATTGGAACCTCCCCGCTATCCGGTACTCGTAAGCCTTCGACCCGATGCGGAGCCGCTTCTCAATCACGTAGCCGCCGTACTGGGGCTTTCTAAGATCGCGTAGACGCGCTGTAACCGTGCTATCGGAGTGCCATTCGTTGTGGTTCATTTGCAGTGTTCGCATAATCTCAAACGGCGTCCACCATTCCCCGTCGCAGACGGTGTTGTATACGAGGCCGACTAAATTAAGATTCGGCGTTTTTGGTTGATCCATCGGTAGGCTTAACTGCGTTGCCATCGTATTGACCTTTCTCTCGCCACTCCCTTTGTTCGGCGGTGCACTTCTTAGCCTCAGCCTCCATGACATCAAGCATTTTTCGCGTGCGCCTGATTTCAGCCTCGGCCCAGGAAGCATTCATTTGCCTCTCAATCTCTTCCGCTACCTCATCTGGCCGTGGAAAGAACGCCTGCCCCGGCTTGATCCGGAGCGCGTCAACCGCCTCTTCGACTTTCAGGAGGGAGTATTTCTGGGCGAGTCTCTCCAAATCCCTCTGAAATTCCGGTAGCGCATCCGTCATGTCCTGAGACGGATACCGCAGCGCCGTCCGATTCAGCATCGCTAGCAGGCGCATACCATCCACGGTCGATAGCGATTTTCGCAAGGACTTGCCGGTTGGCTTTGACACGTTCACTAGCTGCGCTCGGCTGACCTTTTCCAGTGCCATTTGATCCTCCGTTTAGTGGTTTGTTGAATTTGTCGAGCGGCCCCATTCGGTAGCTCTTGAGCTTGGAAATCCATAGCGAGGGGCGCTCTGAATGATTCACTTCCGATGCCGCTCGGTGTTCGAGTAGTCGCTTCATGCCGTCTGCCGTCAATTTTGGGTTTGCGCTGAGGAACATGCCCAGCGTTTTCCCCTCTCTGCCGTCCCAGTCAGGATCGTCGCCTTCGTTCTTGCTTTGGTAGTAGGCAAAGATGGCTTGCTTGCAGGCTAAATGTCTTGGATCACTAGAGTGTTTTGGCTCCGCGCCGCGCTTGCGCGGTTGCGGAGAAGGCTTTTTAGCCTCTGGATCAGGAACAGGCTCCGGTAGTGGGTACAGCGTTCCAGACTTAACCTCACCGTTCGATTGTTGTACGGATGGTGTGGGTACGGTGTACGTACAAAATCCCAACTCTGATCTTTTGAGAGCGTTCTTTGTGGCCTTGTCGGCGTGCTGTGCCCAATCGTGAACAAGTAATCTATGCACCTGATCGCGGTCAAGCCATCCCGTTTGCAGCAGCGCCCGCACCAAGGCTCCAGGGGGGCCATTCCATTCCACCCAAGCCTCGATGGCTTGGTCAGTGTATTTTCCGATGTTTCCTTGGGGAGTAAACCTCCCAGTGAAGTGCCAAACGGCTTCTAGCCAGCCAAGCGCAGCGCCGCGTGGTTGACCTATCTCTGCCTTGAAGGCCGCGAATTTCGGATGATCTGGAACCGCTCTGAGGGCCATTATTGGATAACTCCCGTCTCTTTGTCGGCACGCCGGTTGCAGTCATAGCAGGAGGTGATTAAGTTGATTACTTCATCCGAGCCGCCCTTTGATACAGGGTGAATGTGATCCAACTCCAAAACCACGTCAGGCGGACGCCTCCCACAATACTGGCACGTGAAGGTGTCGCGTGCAAAAATTTCAAAACGGATTGACTTGGAAACGGCCATGCTTTCCTCTCTCAGTGAGGCTGGAGGCGGATGCTGAGAACATCCGCCATCCACTTTCGACTCGGTGATCAGCCGAGTACCGCAGTCACTTTGGCGGCGACTGGATTAAGTATACCCTAAGCCGCCCGCTTGTGGAGCACGATCCCTCTCGCAATCTTCCGCCGCCAGCCGAGGCACATGTGCATAGACCCGGCGGCATAGAATAGCCTGGCGCCTGTAAGGGTGCGCTTGCGGGTGAGGCCATCGGTCTTGCAGTAGCGGCATCGCATCCCCTACATTATGCAACGGTTTTGCTACGGCGCATCCACGGCGCTATCCAAAAAGCTGTAGTCTTGCTGCTCGAAGTCCTTGGAGGTATCGTACCCAGGATCGGGTTCCTTTTCCTCTTGGAACTCCACCGGGAACGGTGCAATGGGTTTCGCGTTGTGCTCCGCCAGGAACGCCTCGATTTCGGCATTGAAGGCCACAGCCTGTTCTGTGAAGTAGTCAATCACCGCCTCGCCAGTGAGCTTGCGATATTCCCCTTTGCCATCAACCAAAATGGGAATGTCCCATTCAAGCTCATCGCGCCCAGTGCGCTTCAAAAAGTAGCACAGGCTTGGATCTTGAATGCGCCGGTCGAGACTGAGAAAATCGGCAAATCTGCGCTCAGGTCCGGCGCACGCCATTTCCCAGGCACACTGAGGTAGGTACTCTTCCGGTACCAAGCCATCCTCCCAATAGGCCAGATGCTTCTCGGTGCTCGGGTTTTTGATCTCCAGGACTCCATCCTTGCCGATCAAGCCGTCTGCCGAGGCACCTGTCCAGGGGAATTCAGAATGCACCACAAAGGTAACCGGGATCACCATGTTCCGCGTGATGCTCTCATAGAACATCCGGGCTGGCTCTTCTTCCCGTTCGCCGTGGGCCATGTATTCCGAGGCCCAGTGATTCGCCAGTTGCCCGGTCAGCCTTTCGCCAATCGTCTGCCGGCGGTATAGGGACCGCTTTCCACCTGGCAGAACGGCCTTGTCGCCACGCGCCTTACTGCCCTTAAAAACGAAATCGCATACATCTAAAAATTTCGAGCCGGTAATACGTCCGCATCTAGCGCGCAGCCAAGCGTCGGACTGCTGCGGGCCTCTTATCTCAAGCATTGGATTTCCCTTTCGCCAATTGGCGGTACACCTTATTTTTCAGTTCGGCAAAACGCTTCTCAGCCCGAGTATCGCCAGCCTTTTTAGCAGCATCCCGTGCGGCGAAGTAATTTTCCTTCAACTGATCTTCGCTGCCGCTGCCCTCAATCATGGCGGCAACGTCTGCCTCCACGCTCTCATCCATAAACGATTCGTTTCCGGCCGCATTGCCATCATCATCTTTTTCCAGGAAGCTGAGATTTAAGATCATGTCTTTCAGATACCGCTTGGCATAGGTAATTGCCGCGCCGGTCGCGTGAGTCCGGGACATAACGCCGCCGCCTTGTGGTCCTTTGCCGTCCGCCGGCATCGGGAGAGGGTATTCCTTGGAGTATGCCCCCAGGCTAAAAATGCCAACGATGACCACTTCATTGTCTTTCTCGGACGGGCGCGGGGCAAACGAGAGGGTCATGCCCTCTTCTTTAAGAAAAACCTCGATTGCCTTGTCAACGTCCTGAATCTTGGCATAGGGGCTTTTGGTCTGCGGATTCCAACCGCGTTTGGGAATCGGCTTCAACTTGTTCTGAATCCGGCGCAGAGCGGCATTGAAGGCTTCCAGGTCTTCCCGCCCGCGCTGGAGTCGCATCTCGGCGAGAATGCTCTGCACTACTTCGAGACCGGCGCCGCTTTTGAGTGCGACTTCGTAACCCTTCTGAATGAGTTGCATCGGAGACAGGTTTGTCAGCTCCATGTCTGTAGGGGCGCGTTGTATGGCTGTGTCGGTCATGTCTGCTCCTCTGCGATGGCTGGCGCGTCCACTTCCACAATGCAATGCAACCATGCGGGATGGGCGATCGTTTCAAACGTCAGCTTTGCTTCGGCGATCGCGCGCTCCGCGAAAAGTCCATCCGAGAACCACGTTTTATCGGATGTCGATCTCCATAAAACGAGATAGAGTTTCATGTTCCCTTCTTTCTGCGCGAGCGGCCTCTCGACCGCCCCGCTGGTTAAAGAATTGCGTCTTTTACTCTCTGTATCCGATTTGCTCCGATTTGGCCTCGAATACCTCGTTCACCGCATTTTCGAGGTCAATGTCGTAAGACTGGCAAAGCAAATCGAGATACACATAAGCATCAGCGAGTTCATGGGCAAACTTTTCCCGTAACTGTTCTGGAGTTTCCTTATTGCCAGGAATGCCATCCCGCACACGGTTGAGCTTTTTCAGCACGTTGGCTGCTTCACCCAACTCTCCTAACACAGCGACCATCCAGTCGGAACCGCTCCATGAGTTTAGGAGGTGATTGAATCCGTTGGGAGATTCGCACCGCAGCCGATTTCTCTCAGAAAATTGCTTGTTCATTTTTCCCCTCCTTCAAGGGATAATTCCCATCAATTTGGTTGCGCCGTCCAGCCTTGATTCGCACTCATCGCGCTGATTGCAACTCCCCGCTGGCTAGGTGTACATGACGATATTCTGCGGCGCGCCCCGCTGGTTATGCCAGGCCGTCGGCAATCTTGCTCATCTGCTTGGTGAGCCACTTGTCGAGGTCCAGGTCGTTGGCGTCCACGTGGTCCGTGATCTTCGCCCATGCTGTTTCGGTGATTTGGATTGCCTGCCGGTGGTATCCGGGCTTGCTCAGGGTTCTGGTTGCTCTTGTCGCGCTCTCCGCTGTTTCCGGAGCATTCGAGTCGGATGTAGGCTTTGCCATGCTGCTCCTTTCGATGTGAGGCTAGAATAAGCGCAGTTTGCTAGTTCTGTCAAGCGAATTTTCTTGACAACTGCAAAATAATTCGTTACCATTTTGACATGAAGACGATCACGACTTTGAAGCCTCACCGGAACCGGAATGCGCTTTTCACGAGGAGACCACCCAAGACCCATCTATTGATCGACTTGGCAGCAATAAGGCGCGAACGGGGCGTAACGATCCACCAAGTCTCGCACGAAACCGGGTTGGGCGCGCCGATGCTCTGTGAAATTGAGCACGGCGTCACTCCGCGCCTTGATACGGCGCTCCGACTCGCTACCTTTATAGAGCAGCCAGTCGAGAAGATTTGGGCGCTGAACGGCAAGCGCAAACGGCGGAGCGCATGAGTCCCATCCTGAACCAGGACATTTGCAAGCATCCCGGCTGCGGTGTGCTGAAACGAGAGTCGAATCGCTGGTGGGCGCTCCATGTCGAGGATAACGGTTATACGGTCACGTCCTGGGAATCCGCGGTGCTTTCCGGCCAGCCGGACGGCTATTGGGAGTTCTACTGCGGCCAAGGGCATCTCATGGTGCGTGAGACGGCGCTGATGACCGGCCCACAGCCCAATCCGCAAAGAGAGAGAACGCTGGAATTAAAGAAGCCCTGAGACAGAGAAACCCCAACCCGAAGGCTGAGGCTTTTCTACGCTCTGGCGTTTTGTCCGCTGCCTCCTTCCTATCCGTTACTGCGAAGCTCTAGCGATCCATCCGGTAAGGTAAGGCTCATCTGCGGGGTTGGCTGCAACGATAGCGCGATAGTAGGCTTCGCGCACCTGCTGGAAGGCGGCTACGATGCCCATTGCTGGGGCTGAATTGACAGCTGCGAGGGTTTGCGGCCCCCATTGACCGTCTACCCCTATGACAGTTGACTGAGCAGCTATCGCGTTAAATGCCCGCTGGAGCAGCCTCACAGCCGTTCTCGGCCCCATGTTCACGCTGGCATCGAATACTCGCTTTGCCACGTCGTCTGAGGCCAACCGTTCAAACCATTGGCTCCAGAATGCCGTCTGGTAGAAAAGCTCCACGGCAGGTCCGCGTTCGGCTTGCGGCATTGCGTTGATGGCGGCGAACGGCGTAGGGAACACGGCGGCGTTGATACCGGAGATTACGCCAGCACCATTGCTGTCCGTGGTTGTGGCGTAGAGATGCTGTGGGTCTTCATTTGCCAGCATCCATGAATAACAAACACTCCAGTCAGGCATTGTTATCTCCGTCCGTCTCTGCGCCGAATCCAGCCCCCGCGTGGTTGCAAGATCGTAAAACGCCTGTTCTGCCACATCCCACGGTGCATCGCTGGCCGAAGTCAGGCCCGCTTCGATGGCCTGGTAGAGAGCTTCAACGGGTCGCGCGGGCCGGTGCACCCACCGGCAGCGGAGTCTGCGGGTCCGAGTCGATGGCGACCCGCGCGAGCTTGTTAGCGAATCCGCGCCGCTGCCAGCGATCCAACCGCCAGCGTGTTCCAGCGCCTCTTCGCGTCGTCGTAGCTCTTCGGGGGCGGCACCGCTCCGATGTGCGGGTTCCTGATCGCGCTCACTGCCACAGAAGCGGGCCAGAAGTTCAGCGCAAGATCGACCAGCGCCACAAGCTCGTTAATGAGCGGTGCGTAGGGATCGGTCGGCAGAATGACCGCTGTAGCCGCTACAAGCGCGTTCAACATCGCTGCGACCTTCTGACCGGTAGTGCTTTTTACACTGTCGTCCCAGACGTTATAAGCCGCTTGTAGCGCATTTGCGGCTAAAGTGAAGTCTGCCGACCATGCCGTTTGTCCGGCTGCGGCTGTGATGGATGCGGACTCCTTGAGCACTCCTTCCACGTCTTGCACAACCTGGTCGGGTGAGCAGCCGGTGAGGAAGGTACTCGGAGCCAGCGCAATGGCCGCGCCGGTTGCGGATGCTTTGAAAAAGTCTCGTCTTTGCATGTTGCTCCTTCATTTCGGTGGAATGTTGGCCTTGGCCGCGTTCATCGCGGCAATCAGGCTGTTCAGGTTCAGGCCCGTAGGCGAGATTTGCTGCGAATTCAGAAAGTCCGATGTTACCACAATGTAGCCCTCGTCGATGTAGGCGCACATAAAGCCCTTCGACGCCGGAATCCACATACCCCACGAGCGCATCTTGCCTCCGGCCGCGCCCTCGCCGCCCTGCACGATGCAGTGGCCGCCGGCGATCGGGAGCCCAGGGCCGAAGTTCCAGTTGGCAGTGTTCTCTTCGCATTGCTCCGGGCATTGGATTCCCAGGTAGCTTCCGCCGAAGGTGTATGCCGGCCAGCGCAGCAACGCAAAGCTAGAAATGTCCAGCGACGCCCAACCCACGATCTGACTCAACCTGCTTTTGCCGGAGCGCGTCGTCACCTCAAACCCAGTTTTCTGCCAGTAGTCGAGCAAGTCGGTGAGGACGGTTCCCTGATCCGTGGATGGGTCGTTGGGATCGAAGCCGGTCACCGCCGTGTAGAGCGCGAGCACTTGCTCTGTTGTGGGCACGATGGGGTCGCCCGGATCGGCATTGCAGCTCTGTGCCTGCGCCAATCCGTAGGCTCCAGCCGGGGCACAACAGCCGTACTTGTCGTTCCCAAGCACGGACATTTCGCGGGGGGGCACGGCAAACTCCCATCCCTCTGCCGGAACTGGAGGCCAAGTCTCGGCGGCATCCAGATGGTCGGTGAGCGCGACGTGGTACGGCCTGTGGACCGGAGCGAGCTTGCCGCCTTTGAAGTGAGTGAACGGCATCAGCAGCCTCCTACGCCGGGTCTTTCGCAATCAAACCGAGTAGCATGGTTGCCAATGCGCTTACCAGTGCAACCACGGTTCCGGTGCCCGCGTGTCCGAGCGTGATCCCCTGCTGACTGAGCACGCCCGCGATGCCGACAACGCAGATCAGCACGCCCGCCGCCGAGGTCTTCGGATGATTCCAGGTATTCGAGAGAATGTTCATGCTACCTGCCTTTCACTTCACTAAAAAGTTCCGGGTGTTCTTCGACGTACAATGGAATCAATCCCGCCGCCGTTCCAACGCAGACAGGGTCTTCAATGGGCCACTTGCGCTTTTGGCAGGAAATGACTCTCCTTATCATCCTTGCGTGCCGCTTGCGGAAATCCGCCCAGGGATCAGACACCCTTATCGATGAGATTCCTGGGGTCGAAGGGAGTAACGTGGTGTAGTCCGGAGCGCCAGATGTAGAATTTGGAGCAGGATCATCGGGACGTGAACACGACATTAACGTTACGGATGTCCAGCGGCAGTTTTGGTCGAGGCAGGTCACGAAATTGCAGCCATCCCCCGCCGGGTGCGATTCACCTGTCTGGTCGTGCAGACAGCGGCCATCAATAGTGAGATACTGACCTTTCTCGCACAACGGAGTGATCTGACCCGCCGATGTATATGTCATATTCTGCGCCACCAACGGCAACGCCAAGAATACAGAGAGCAGTACGAGATATTTCATGCTGACCTTTCACAATCCCCGTGGTTTGCTCCAGATAATGAGCAGAACTATCCCACCTAAAGCCAAAACTAAGTCTACCACGGATTCGGCGAGTTGGCTCATTGCTTCCTCTTCATCTTGTGCTCGCGTTGCTCACTGGCCGTTTTCCATGCTTCTCGGAAAATGCTTTGCCAACTCGTCCACGGGCATAGTATCTTTGTGTCTTTAGCGAGTACCTCGGCTGTTAGGTGTAGCATCTCCACGGTCTTCTTCGTCACCGGCAGCGTATTGGGGTTGATGATGTCCATATAGACTTGCCTCCTGCGCGTGTGCGGGCCTAAGCCTTGTCTGTTGTATGCTGGCAGAACCAAAGGAGGAGTCGGTTCCGTTTAACCGCAGCATTGGTCAACCACGCGACCCATCCCGCACACGCCTTCATATTACTATTCCCCTGCCGCAGTGCAACAGTACCTTGGTAACTGTTTTACGGTTACAACTGGTGCATCGAAGTGACTTGGGCGAATAGAGTCTGCGTGAAATCGCTGATCGGCTGCAACTCGCCTTTCTGGTACGCCATCATGCCCGCCAGCACTCCTATCAACGTGACGACCAGCAGGAAGGCGGAGATAACGACGGTAAGCACGGCGAGCCAATTGTTCAGCTTTCGGTTGTTTGAAGCTGCATCAGCAGCGCGCTGCTCATCGCTGGCGTCCTTTCCCGCCTGCCAAAGGCGAACCTCGGTTATCAGCCTGCCGAGTTCCTTAACATCGCCATCGACGATGCTCATCTTTCGGACGCATTCAAATGCGCTCACGCAGTCCGCCCTGTCTTCCGCCATTGCCTCACTACCTCGTCGTAATCGCCATCTTGAGAGCGGTCACATCCTGCTCCGTAGCGGGTGCCCCATTCAAAAGCTCATAGCTCACGGAGGCAAGCGCCGGAACCGTGACCACATCCGGCGACAAATTGCAGAACACAATCCACATCTTGCCGTCGCCCACGTCCACCGAGGGGCGCACGAAGCCAATCTGCGCGGCGGCGGCACCGAGCGAATCACGGTCCCAACCTATCGTTACGCTGCTTGAATGTGTGACCAGGGAGAGCGCCTGCTCGGTCTCCACACACGTCCCCGGCTGGAAGCTGGTCGCCGCCGTGAAGAAAGCCGTGCCAGGATCGCCCTCGGAGGGGGCGCTTGTGGATTGCGACACCGCGCCCGGATGCGCGCAGCCGTAGAACACCGCCAACATCGCCAGACATACGCCGAAAATCAATACCTTCTTCATCGCGCCTCCAGCCATCCTACGGCGTCATAACGCCCATACTTACCAGCGAGCCGCCGCCACTCGTGCAGGCCGTCGCTGCGGTGCTCGGCGACACCATGACCAGCCCGTCGCTTGTTCCGCCGGAGCAACGGTAGATAGCGGCACTGCCCGCGTTGAGCAATAAGCTTGCAGCGTGGATTTTCCCGCTAAGGTAGTTATCCGTGACAGAGGAATTGCCGATGGTCGCCGTGTTGCTGCCTTTGCCTGTTGTCGAAGCGCCTATTACAATCTCGTTCGTGTCGCCGTCCGCTTTCGCTTCGACGGCGTAGCCGTCATACACGGAGTTGTCGCTCGTGGTGTTTGGACTAACTCCCCCCGTGATATTTTGCCCTGCGCCATAGCCGGTAGCCGCGTTGTTGAAGCCACTCGTGATGTCGATGAGTGCGCCTGCTCCAAATGCTGCGTTCTTGGAACCAGTACCACCGGAGAGCGAGTTGTCTCCTACTGCTGTGTTCCCCCAGCCTGTAGTGTTGTAGATGAGACTGTCAACTCCCACCGCCGTATTCTCGGCGCCGGTCGTATTGTCGCTGAGAGAGTTTTGTCCTATCGCAATGTTGTAAGCGCCACTTGTGGCGACAGGAAGTGCTCCGTCTAGAGTCAAGTTCCCGTTAGGGAAAATAGCGAGCGTGTTCGTCCCGCTGACCGCCGTGCCGTCAGCCGCGTAGTAGGCAATCTGGCCCGCGGTTCCTGATGCTACTGGAAACGTCGCGTACTGAATCTGATGCGGCGTGCTCGTTGACACCGCGATCTCCCCAGGCGTGGCCGTGCCTGCGCCATCGATCACCGTGCCGCTTCCTCCGCCAGAGGTATCTCCGCCAATCTGCGCCCATTCACCTAAGTAGTCGTTATAGGCGAAGCAGGTCGTTGAATAGAGAGCGAGCGTATAAGAAGAGGCTCCGGCAGCCAATACCAGATTCCCCGCATTAGAGAACGTCACCGCCGTGGGATAGGCTGCAATGCAAAGCTGCTGGTTTGTAGGCAAGCTGCTCGTGATCGTGGTGATCGTTGTCGAATCGTCAACCACTACATTCGTCATATTGTTGGTGCTTAACGTGGCCGTGTTGCCTTGCAGGAAGTTGGTCACATTGGCTGTAGACCCGCAAGAAGACGATGAATCGGTTATGATGCTCTCCGCGTGAGTAGCCGATGAGCTTGTGATGAAGCTATTCACCGATCCGGGAGAGTCGAGACTGGAACAGTTCTTAATTGTCAGCACCGTGCTCCCGCCGCTGTTTACGGTGTTGAATAAATACCCTCCGCTCCCTACCCCGATATTGGAGAAATGCACTCCGTCTACCACATCCGCGAAGTTTGCGGTTCCGGCAGTCAGCGTGAAAAGATACCCGTTGGTCAGCCCGTTGCTCCCTTCATGGTGCATGTGCGTGAAAGTGTCGTAAAATGTCCCATTGAGATTGACTAATTCTTTCCCGCCCTGAATTGTGGTGCCATCAAAGAGAACACTGTAAGGATCGCCTGTCGTACTCGGACAGCCCCCGATGTACACGTTCGGCGCTGCGGTTGAGTCGGTCCAGCTTTCGGCATCGAACTGACCGCCATAAAATTGATCGTTTCCCGACCCGCTGCCGCAGATATAGAGCGCGGGATTAGAACTCCCGTTCGGCCTGAACGCAACCACGTTGCGGAACTGCGAGAACTGAATCGCGCTCGCCGGGGTTGGGCATACCATCCTGATTGCGTTGCCGGGGAAATCGCCGCCAGGAGCATTGTTGCCGAACCATACATCATCGAAGGTCGAATACCACAGCCCGCTGTTTGTGTAAGCGCCGCATTCAAGGTCCATGCCATCCTGAGTCGTCGCCCCGGCTGCGGGCAGGAACTTAACTCCCTGAATCCTTACTCCGTAAGCCGGTGAACTGTTGGCTTGAGGAAGCACGAAGAGTGGCTGATTAGAAGTTGAGACGGATGTAACCTGAGTGACCGCTGATCCCTCTCCGATAAACTGAAAATTGGGCACGAGTTGTATCTGCACCATCTTGTAGTCGGTATAGGAGCCGAGCATGAGCGTGATGGGTTTCGTTCCGCTATAACTGCCAATCACATCGGCAGATGGCCCAAGACTTCCGCTTCCCCTTGCATCCACCGTACAGGACGTATTGGTACTTGCTACACACGCGGCAATGGCTGCTGCAACTGAGGCGTAGGTCGTACCGTCTACCTGATAGATATTGTTGACCATGCTCGGCGCAATCGGGTTGCCCGTGACGAGGTTCGCCGCCGCAGTCGCCGCTGTGGTTGCTCCGGTACAACCGTTGGCAATAATGTTTCCACTAAGACACCCCTGCGTTCCTGATCCTCCAGCCGGAGTCAAGCCTGTAAGCGTTACCGGAGATGAATAGGTATTAGGCGGGATTCCACCGCTCAACACTACATCGTAGCCCTGGTTCACGGCGGCGTAGATGGGCGGAATGGAGCCGTTCGTATTTGCGGTGAGAGGAGTTTGCGGGGTGGTCGTAGCGATGGTTTGTGTTCCGGTTAAATATACGGTGACAAGGCAAGACGGAATCACGCCAAGCTGGTAATTTGTGCTTTTCAGCCCAGAGACTTGAGCTTGAGTTCCCGGCAGAGTGCAAGCATAGACGGGAAGAACAGCGGTCTGTGCTCCCGCCGCCTTTGCAGCGATGGCTAAGGCCGCTAGGATGATGAATCGACGCATGTTTGCCCCGTTTCGGAGCCGGTGAGAATATCGCGGGTGGCAGAAGTACAGAGAATCCGTATCCAGCATACCCTGTCTTAACCATTTTTTCTAGGATTTTGATTGCGATGGGAGTATATTGCGGTTATGACTGACAATACGATTACCTCCGAACCGACTCCAGCCACCCGCAAACCAAAACGCCGTCAGAGGACCGCCGAGCAGCGTAAAGCCGCATCTGACGCGGCAAAAGCCCGTTGGGCCGCAAGAAAAGCCATATCGAGCGCGCCTTCCGGCACTGCCGTGCAAACTGTAGCTCCACCGCCCGCGCCACTACCCCCTTCTCCCGCCGTACTCCAGTTGCAGGAACAGGTAGTAGCTTTGGTGAGCAAGCGCGGAGATGCCCGTTCCCGGCTCTCTGAGGCCCATACAGCCTATTTGCTCGCCCAAGGTCAGTTCCAAGCGGCGGAAGCTGAGTTGAATGGCATAGAGGCCGAGGTGCAATATCGCATCAGCCTGATTGCCCAACTGGAGAACCGGCCAGCGGTTCACATGACAGCACCCACTTTGACGGTAGCGGATGTGAACCGTCCAAACTTCGGAGGAATCTCCTCTGAGCCAACCCGTCAGGCACCGCAGGGTCGCCAGTCCTACGCCGAAGCCTCCGCTGACGATCTGCGGGCACAGGTCATGCGCGGATCGATGATGTAGGCAGAAAGCCTAACTCTGGCGACGGCTCAAGACCACGGGGGCAGCAGGAACGGTATGGACACAAGTGAAAGCGATCGAAGCACCGTGACAACTGCGGCTCAGGAGCAGTTTTGGTCTGCTGAATCCGAGACAGTTTGGCCTCCGCAAGGTGCAATATCGCATCCCGGTTCTGTACCTCAACCGGATGAATCAGGACACATTCGGGAAGCAGGCCGTCTTGTACCAAGGCGTCTAGCCACTCCTCGCGGGTAGCGTGATCCTGCTCTCTCCAGACACGCTCCCAGGATGAACCAAAGTCGTCACCCCCCCGCTTTTTGAATCGCAGCGTTTTTGAGACGGGATGACGCCAACCGCAACTCAGCGGCCCATGCCTGCGCCCGTCGCGTTCCTGTCCCAGCACCACTACAACAAGGTCAACCGGAACGCCGTAAATCGCCCCCTCCAGCGTGCGCCAGTCATGCTCCTCTTGGATCATTCGATAGGCGTCCCACCTACCGCACAGTACAAGCCTGCGTAGATGCCCCTCAGATTGGCTCAGGAACGACGCTGGCTCCCAAGTGGACCCATCGGGCAGCTTGACGGCTTCCGGGCGCTTCCAAGGGCGCTCTGGCCTCAGCAGGAAGGTAACCATGCTGGCAAGGGAGGCCAGATGGGAAGCCTCGCCGAGCAGATCAGTTTGCGCCGAATCTAACCCCCGCGTTGTGGCAAGATCGTAAAACGCCTGCTCTGCCACGTCCCACGGCGCATCGCTCTCCGCAGTCAGGCCCGCTTCGATGGCTTCGTACAGAGCCTCTACGGAGCGCACGGTAGGAGCCTGCCACCGCTGCGAGTAGTAGGCTCTTAAACGGCACTGGTCGTCATTGAGAAGCTGACTGGCGCTGTTCATCGGCAAGGTGTTGGAGATGTTTCGTTTTTGGGCCGCTCATGATCTGAGGCAGGCGAGCAGTGGCCGAAAAAAGAACCTGATAAGGCAGTGAATCGACAGAAGGGAACGCCTTCGATACATGCTTCGACGCTGCATCTAGTTCGCGTGTAGGCGAAACCACCTGTCTCAGACCGTAGATTCCCAGTCGCGGCATTGATCCCGGATGGACCGAGCCGGAAAGATTCTCAGAACTGAATCGTGGAGCAACTTCACTGATAGCTTGCTGCCCGCTCAGGTCTTTAATTCGCTTATCGAGAATTTCCTGTAAGGCAATGAGGCTCGACTGCCGTCCTTTCAACTCCTCGAAATAACCCTGTGGTCTGCCTGCCGCACGGTCCATCTCTGGATACACGGTTTCCCTGAGACCATCGAGGATTGCATTGTCAACCGCAAGGTCCAAGTCGCCCTTTTCTGCCGTGTACTTGGCGACAGACCCTTTCATACGATGCTTGGCGAGTTGTGAGGCCATGTCGGTACGCAGTTCATCGAGTTGCCGGAACGTCCACGGCTTGTCGAATTCCGCCGCTCGCTTAATGAGATACTTTCGTGCCGCGCTTCCCTCCGTGGTGTTGGTCATGTAGGAGCGGATTAGTTTCCTCACGCTATCGGAGATGCCCGTAGGTACGGTTTTCTGCCCCGCAATCGGCATCATGGCAATGCCAGATTCCGCGTTCATTGCGTTCTTTCTGGCATTGACGGCTGTTAGAAAATCGCCGATCGTTTTCTTTCCTGGGGGGAGCTTAGAAAATTCCTGCTCCAAATCGCCTAGTGTGTTGGTCACAGCCTCTAGCGTAGTTCCCGCCGTTTGCTTGGTCGATGCCGCCGCTGTCAAATGCTGTGCCGCGTTCGGTGCTGCTCCTTCGCCCACGGCAAACACACTTTTGAGAATCGGGTATTTCTCGAAAGCGTCCGCAGGGATGAATCGCGTCCCCGCAGCGTTCATCACGCGTCCTGCAACTTTGCCGGTAAGCTGGCCGCCCAACTCCTGCAAGCCTTGCTTCCCACCAGCGAGCGTAAGGCGTAGCGCAGCTTCCTTTGGACCCATGTGCCGCATCTCTGGATGCAGGTGTTCCTCAGCCGTTTGGCGCAAATCCTCGCCCAATGTGCCGCCCGCTCCCGCCCCTACCACGGCCAAAGGAACCGATGCCGCGCCCTCGCCTGCCGCAGTGCCGACCATGCCACCAGCAAACCCTCCAATAGCAGGAAGTTTATCGACGGCCCACTCGCGGGCATTGATAATTCTGTTCTTGATTCCCTCGACAGACCACGGAGACGGGGACGCAGACACGCTCGGCATTTCTGGCTTGTGCGTTCGCAGGTATTCATCGCTAAAATACGCGCGCTCACTGGGCGTCCAGTCTCGACTTGGGGGTTGTCCTGCCGAGTCAGCAACGAAGGTTGGCGGCGTGTCAGGCACGAAACTTTTAGGAGGAGCCATTACTTCACCTTCGTCATGGTAGAGGCATCGAATTCATTTTCATCTATGGTTCCGGTTGTTCCATCGGAGAGGCGGACGCGAATACGATTTGCCGTTCCGCTCTTTTTCTTGGCCTCCATGTTCTTTTTGTGAACCGGACCCTCTGGGCCTTGGAAGGTAGCGCCCCCCTCGGCAGAGGGAACGCCTTGCGATAGACGCGAAAGAGTGAGATTCAGATACTCCAATTGCGTCTGAGCGAATTCGAGGTTTGGAGTGTTGGGACCGGGCAGTTGTGCCTCAAGGCGATTGACCTGCTCATTCGATAATCCACCGCCAGCCGCCTTCCTCATGCCCTGAATGTTCTCTTGTGCGCTCCTGATGGCAACGACCGCCTCACGTTGCTCTGGAGTCAATTCCTGTCCAACAATTCCTTGCAAGAGCTTTGCCGCCGTCCACGTTGGATTAGCCAGCGCCGCCGCCACATTGGGGTCAGCAAGCGAACCCCCGGAACTGTAAAGTTTCTGTACCGCTCCGCCCACCTGATTGATGGCCCCCTGCGCGTCGTTGAGTTGCGCGATACCTTGAGCGGACTTATAAAAGTTGCTCGAAAACATCGATCCAATCGGAGTGCCTCCGGGCGTCTCCAATGCCCCAGGCAAAGGCTTTCCACTCAGGTCCGTTCCGGTAGCTCCAGCCAGCGCTCGAATCATGTACGCATGGGACCGCTCCGCCTCTCCTTCGGCGCGGAGAAGGGCTGCTCTGGCGGTCGGACTGTTGGGATCACTAGCGGCCTTTTGGCGAGCTTCTTGAAGTGCCAGCACTTTTTCCCGGTAATCCGTCAGCGATTTTTGATAGTCAGTCATGGCCTTCGGAGTGGGGCCGTTGTAGCCTTCCGGCATAGGCTCCATCTTCGTTTGTCCGGCCTTGTTTGTGAACGGCTGAAACCACTTATCGCCGACCCTTACAGGTTCTCCTTTGCTCGTCCATCCAGCGTTCGCATTTCGGGCCTCAATTAACTTGAGCGCATCCGCTGTTTTTTGTGCCTCTTCCTGACCCGGCAAAGTCTGACCGTAAGGCAGCGCCCCAGTCGCATACTGCCCCGCCTGCGTCTGATTCTGCTGCTTCCATGCAGCCAGCTTTTCCTGCGGCGTCTTGCCCGGAAGTTTCAGCCAGTTGCGAATATGCCCTACAGTCTCCGAAAGCCGCCCTGGATGGTCGGAGGGCATCTTGTCGCCGTAAAGGGTTCGTACCTGTCCGATGGTCTGTGCCAGCCGGTTCTCGATGGTTTCGTATTCCTGCTTCGACTCAGGTTTGGGTAGGCCGTTGACATCGATCAGCGTACTCAATCTGGCCTGGTCCGCTGCGATGGACTGCGTAAGCGGCGCGAGTTGCTGCTTGAGGCGGTTATCCCATCGTTGGTCCTGCAACTGCTCCGCGCGTGCAAGATATGGATTGGTAGCCATCTATTCCAGTGCTCCTGCCGCTGCATTTAGTCCCTGGGCTGCTCCGGGCGATACACCCGGCATTCCCGCTACAGCTCCCACCGTTTGAGCGATGCTCGAAATGATGTCGTTGAACTTCGCCAGCCTTTGCTGCTGCTCCGTGAGGTTCTGGCTGAACACATCATTGTAGCCACTCATGCTCGAATTGAGCAGGTTGCTTCCCGTGGTCAGGCCCGCGTTCAAAGCTCCGCTCGTCAGGCTCGAAACCATGTCATTGACGCTCGACCGCGCCGTGTCCATTGTGGTCTGATTCGAGGCGTTTGTGCCACCTGACCTGTTGCCGAATTGAGCGTTGGCCAGCGTCTTTTCGTTCGCTTGCTTGGCAATGCCCGAAATCTGCGGCGCGAGAAGTTGCCCGATCTGCGCCTGATTGCCGCTCAGAAGGGCATTGACGAACGCAGAAGAATTAGACAGCAGCCCTTCGCCTACGGAGCCAGCAAAGCCGGATTCCCCCGTGAGCGCGTTGGTTGCGCCGTATTCGCCCTGGCTCGGAGACATGTCTATCCCAAACATAATACCCCCATTCTACCCCTAATCCTTCTTTTCCGTGCTCCCTGATTGATCTGCGTCACATCTCAGTTTGCCGATCCCTTAATCACCGTGAAGTTGAAAACCGGCGCTTCCGAAACTGTACCACCGGTGGTCCACTCGGCCAAATTGAATGTTCCCGATCCGACCGCAGTAACGATGCAGTTGTAAAAATTGGTGCCTGATTTTTCGTTGCAAACAACCGTATCCGTCGCCGCTACTGAGGTATCTGTCACGACGAAAGCCTGTGGCGTCGTTGATCCTGTCGCTGTGTAGAGGGTGATCGCCCCCGTCCCCCCGTCGCAGGTTACGCCGTTGGTACGTCCCGTGACCTGCGTAACCGAGCACCCGGCGCTTTTTCCTGTTGCGTAGCCAATGACGGCACCAGAGCCGGATGCCTTCACCGAGAGTCCAGTGATCGTTCCATTTGCGGTGAAGTTACCGGAAGTGTCGAGCGTTGCTACCGTGGTGCCCCAGCCGCCTGAAATAAAATCAATGCCATAGGAGCCTAGACTGCCAATTCGCAGCAAAGAATTGTCTGCGGCAAGAATTACGTCATCTGCCGCCGCTCCTCCAACAACGGCATTTGTATTACCAAAATACCCAAAAGTTGTTCCGTTGGAGACTGTAAATTGTCCTCCGTCGGCGCTTGCATCCGCACCGTAGGACTCAATGAGGGGGAGTCCTGTTCCATTGCCGTTGGTGACCGTTCCTGAGAACGTAGGGCTGGCCAGCGGAGCGTAGGTTGATAGCAATGTTGTCAGATTGATAGCTGCCGGAGCAACTGCCGCGCTTCCCGTCACAGTCCAACCCATCGCGTATGTGTCATTCACGGTCGGTGATGCTACGTCGGATAGGGCTGAGGTCGTGCCCGCGCTGTACGGGATCGAATACTTCGGTAGGTTCGCCAGCGTGCCGAGTTGTGCCGCCGTTGCCGCAGTCGGTGCTCCCGAGCCGGAAGAATACAGTATTCCCGTAAGCGCCGCCGTGGAAGACATCTGCGTGTCCGTACTCATGTAAGGGATGCCCCATTGCGTTGCAGAGGACAGCCAGCCTATCGTTGAGCATCCTGGGACAGTAGCTGAGCCCACCACTGGAAAATTCGCGCCGCAAGCCGCCATGCTCACGGGCGCTCCGGCTGAGCCACCGCCATAGATAAGCCCGTAGTGTGTCAGCAGGGCGGAAGACGATTCACTGGTTGTCGTATCGAACCACGGGATGCCGCCAGCCACACCCGCCTGTTTTGCCACGTTCATCGTGTAGGTGTTGGAGAGCGTTGTACCGTCAGCGATCGTGAGCGTTGAGCCGGTCGCAGGGGCCGAGACCGTGACCCTGTTAATGGTCGTAGCGGTTGCCGCGCCGAGCGATGGCGTTGTCAGGCTCATGCTTGTGGCCGTGGTGCCGCTAGGCAGCGCCAGAACGCCGCTTGCACTCGTGTTGATCGTCGCGCTGCCACTACTCGAACCTTCTAATGTGATACTGCCGCCTGTTCCGCCGTTCGCTCCGAGCGTAGGAGTAGCCGTGTAAGAAGCGGCGGAACTGCTGGTTGAATCCAATACCTGTCCGGCAGCACCCGGAGTCCCGAATGAAACACCATTCACCGCCGTTACCGTGGGCGCGGTCGTGGAGATGCCCGTGATTTGCCCGGCGGCATTGTAGGTGATCTCAGGAACCGCTGTCGCCCCGCCCGCCGATCCTCCGGTGATGACACCGCCTTCGGCTACCTGATTTGTCGCTGTGCCGAAGGGGATCGTGGCATATGGGATCAAGGCGCTGCCGTTCAATTGCAGACAATCATTTGCGCTTGTACCTGCGGTGCAGTTGGCAGGCGTATACCCAAGTGCCGCCTGTGCGCCGAGCGTGTTATAGCTTACCGTCAGCGTTGCGGAACCATTGTAGGTCGAGCCGGAACTTGCTCCGCCACCTCCATTATTGAACGTCACAGAATCTAAGTTGCCACCGAGAGCAATCCCAGAAATCGTGTCGTTCGACAAAGCTCCGTTCGGAATGACGGTAAAATTAGTGCCTGCCAATGCAGGAGCGTTACTCCACGCCGGAATCTGGGCAACCTTGCTTCCGTTAGTCGTATCTGTGAGCACATAGGTTGTGCTTGCCGCCGCCGTTGGACCTGGCAATCGCGCCGGGGCGGGCGTCGAATATTCATAGATGAGGTCGCCCAGAGTGGTCATCAAACTGTTGGCGATATTGCCCGAAGCCGTACCGGTCAACGCCGCTGTGATAGTGGTCGCTGAAAAATTTCCGCTGGCATCGCGGGCCACAATGGTCGAATCTGTATTTGAACTTGTGGCGTCGCTCGTGATCGTCACCGCCGCCGAGCCATTGTAAGACGAGCCGCCTGTTGTAAGGTGGGTTCCAAAAGTCAGCGTGTCGAGATTACTGCCAAGAGCAATTCCTGAGATCGTGTCATTGACGAGCATGAGATTGCTCACCGATGAGCACGTTGGTGCGCTTCCGTTCGTCAGTCCCGTTACAACCTGATTTGTGCAGCTACCGGCGTTCGGCCAGCTTGAGGAAGTCGGAATTTGAGAAGTCAGAGCATATGTACCCGCGCTGCTTGGTTCATCGATCGTGTTCCCGCCTACAGTGACGCTGGAAGGTAGTGTTAGGCTCGCGCTGGCAAAGTTCTGCGCGTAGGCACCGTAGATGGTTGCCTGGTTGGACTGGACAACGGTCGAAGGGAGTGTGTACGTTCCGGCGCAAGTCAGTACTCCGGTGATGCCATCTACCTGACAGTTCGTACCATCAGGCTTCACGCCGCCAAGAATAGAGGTTGTGGCGATAGGCAGAACATACGCCGTGGGACAGGATGTATAATTCCACACTCCCGCCGTCACTGTGGGGCACCCTGTCCATCCAGAGGAATCCTTACCTGTGCCGCCGTAGGGTGGCCCAAGCACTTGTGCGCTTAAGGGGAGAGCGAGAAACAAAAACAACACGATTTTCAGTATTCGTACCATAACGCCCTCAAAGTTCCTGCGGAATAGCTGCTGGTGGTCGTAATGTCTTCCCCGCTGATAGTGAATCCGGGAGTCTCGCCCTCGAAAAGCAGCACGCCGCCAAAACCGCCCAGCATGACAGCAATAATAGGCACGATCCCCGCGCCGGGAGCATGGGCTAAAGTCCATGAAGTTCCGCTTCCTGCAATTATCTCATTGGTAACGGTTGTGATGGTTGGGGTAGTAGGTAGGAGCATCCATGTCCACCAATTCGTTCCGTCGAAGGCTACCATCGCGCAGTAGCCGCCGAGCAAGGGCATAGAGGCCGAACCTGGATTTCCCGCGTAGCTGATCGTGCCGGACGCTGGTGTCACGGTGACAGTTCCCGTACTCTGGTTGGCAACAAAGCAACTGAAAGGTGGCAGTTGGCTTGTCAGAAAGAGTGAAATCGGAGACGCATCGGAGAGCACAATCAAAGCGCCATTGTCTCCCAAAACAGTGTCGTAAGACGTAACGCCAGATTGATTGTTGACTGGGATTCCTGCCGAGATGGAGCCGCCTCCACTGGCGTTAATTATTTCCGAAATGCTAGTAGTCGATGATCCGGCTTTCAACTTTACGATAGTTTGCTGAACAAGTCCGAATGCTTGAGTATGATTCGCCACCTTTCCGTAAAGAATCTGGAGATGCCGTCTCGTCTCCCAAGGCACATCTGCGCTAATGTGTGGGCCGGAATACTGAATTTGCGCATTCATACTCATGTGGTCGAAGTGGGCACTCCCCATCCCTCTAATACCTTGATAACGCCCGACTTCGTTCCCCATCCGCCGAGCATCGCCACAGAGTCAGCGGCAAAGATCGTGAACGGTTCAGATGAGCTTGCCGTCCAACCCGCCACTTTGAACTTGTTAGCAGGAAACGTCATAAACTGCTTTGTCTGGATTCCGCCCGTGCTCGGAAAAGTCAATGTCACGATGGGCAGTGAATCGGACTGGTCGCCAGCCGGAGTCATTACAAGCGTCACAGTTGCTGTGGACTGATAGGCAAGGTTGATCCACTCAAGGTATCCCCATCCCTCAAGCCCATAACTCAACAGGCCGGTTTTCCAGCCGATAATCTGCGCGGGAAGAAACGTCCAATCCGGTTGCCATTCGCTGAGGATGTTTCCCGATCCCAAGGCCCATGAGAATTGACAGGCTAAGTCCCTCACATCGGCATGGGCAGCGGAAGTGAAATCGATCAGGTAGTCAGCCTCGGATGATCCGGTTCCCGCCGTCGATGGAGAGAACCCCGTAATTGCCGTCTGAATCCGGTTTGCCCAGAACGCGAGAGTGACCGCACTTGCTGCGACGGCGCGAAGAAAAACCCCTCCGATGCGCTTGACGACTCGCGTGCTTCCCCGATTGTCGGCGCGGGTCATAATAACTGCTGTTCCCGTTTCCGTTCCTGCTGAATCAAAGGCTCTAATCGTTCCATCCGTACAGCCGCAGAGGATTTGGTTCACACCTACCGCAAGTGCGTGGCAGTTTACCGTAGGCGAGTAGGAATCAACAATCCATCCTTTTGCCTCCATGTCATAAACCAGCGTGCGCGGAGTACCATTCGTATCCTGGTAGTCGTAGAAGATGTAGCCGGGAACCATCGCAATCGTCTGCGCGTTCGGCTTCGTATCGTCAGGGGGGTAGACTGTATTTCCCCCGATAACTATTGGTGATGGAGATTCCGGCTCACCGTGAGGGAAGAGATTGTAAATCGCGCCGCTGATGTCCTGTTCCGGTCCGCCTCCTTGCGAAATGAAAATTCCGTCTTTCGCCCTGAACGCAATCAAGCTCCCCAAAGACGCAATCGCGTAGCGCATGAAAAGCCCGCGCGTGGATGCCGCTTGCACCAAGGTCCACTGCTGGCCTAAAGTCCCTGTCACCGCCGCTACCGCATCGGAAAAGTTCGGATAAATCAGCCAGAATCGCTCCGTCGAGAATACAGTGCTCAATTCGCTTGTCACCGTGCCGTTTTGCAACGGTTCACTGGGACTGGTAACGTACATCCGGTTTGTGTCGGGAGCGGAGTCAAAGTTGTTACCGAGCGACCATACCAAGTCGCCGGGGTTCAGCGGATCGAGGCCAAAGTAGAACGATCCCGCATTGTCGGGTGTCGGCCCCCAGATGACAGGAGATGGCTCTTGCGCAAGATTAGGCTCATCAATCGACCATGAGAGATTCGATCCAGCCGGAGGCCATCCGTAGCTGATGAATCCAGTGGCCGAAGTCGTACTCTGATAGGCAATCAAGGTAGGCGGTGAACCCGCTACAGGCCGGTTATAAAGCAAATAGGAGATGCCTGCAATGGTGATGATTGTCCCCGGAAGCCAACGCGGATTGAATGTATCCCCTGATACCCAAGTCACATTTGCACTCAAGGGCAAGATAGGCGAGATAGTTGCTGCAAGAGTTCCCGGCGTGCCTCCTTCCGAGACAGGAAATGTTGGGGACGAAGTATATCCGCTGCCAGAATGTATCAGTGTAGCCGTAGTGATAATTCCTCCGGTAATCACAATCTGGACAACTGCTCCCGTTCCGCCTCCACCGCTAGAGTTGACGTTGTAGGTTCCATCCGTCTGCGTAGCTCCGGGTGTGACGATAGCGATGTTGCTTACTTCTTGATTGACGGCTGAGACGTTGCAGGTTCCAGAGCGTGGAAGATCAATCGATGGAAATGGCTCATAGTTCTCAAAACTCAAAATTGGATTCTCGGCAATCGTCAGATCACTGAGCGTATCGGTAAACGATGGAGCGGAGTTGGGCACAGAAAGCACATAGGTAAAGTTGTCAAGCGCCGGAGTCTGCCGGTATACGTCAATGGTGTTCACTTGGGGATCGGTTGACGCAGTGCATGTTCCAGTATTGTTTACCGTTGTGTAGTAAACCGTGATGGTAAACGAGGCGAGGAAAGAACGGTCAGACCCGCCCGATTCCTGAGCCAAAATCTGTACACCGAAGCCAAAGGTTGAGTCATTGCAAATGTCGGGGGTCAGAATCGCTCCCCATGTATCGGAACCGCCGCCTTCTGTGACCGTCAAATACGATTGCGAGTTAAGAACTCCAGGCGACTTTACTTCGCCCAGAACAACACCTTGATAGAACAGTGCAACATTCTGGAGAACACCCGTTCCAGCATACTGGCCTGCCCAGTTCAGAGCGATCTGCACCCCGTCGATGGTCACGCCCGCCGGGATACTCAAGCCAAAATCATAAGCCTGCACGTAGTCCGTCAGCGTGCCCGGAGCCACGCCGCCAGAGGTGCGAATGAGATTCGAGTTGTACTCATACTGACTGGAATTGAAGATGAGATTGGTAGCATAGTCGGTAGCTGGGATAGCTTCCGAATCTGAACTTTGTGGTTGAAGCTGAGGCGGTGACTCAGGCGATGGATTCGACGTGGCCCCGGTGTTCTGGTCCCGATAGACGTAGCGGTACGTGACCCAGTTTGGCCCTGTTCCCGATCCGACGCCGATGGTTGGAGCAACCTGCGGCTCCATCACCCCCGTCTTGTAAATCGTTCCGTCCGAGCGCACTTTGAGCATCCCAGTCACAGGGCCGGTGTAATGGCTGTAGCCGGTCACGGTCACAGAGGTCGAGGGGTCCGCGACATAGCAGAACGGCCTAGGACTTGCTGGGGGACGGTACGGCAAGAACGACAGCGGATTGCCCGACAGTCCAGAAGCAACCTCGGTTGTGTTGAGGTAGAGGGCGCTGTTCGATCCGCTCACGTAGGCATAGGTCGGGGAGTTGTAGGGATCGTTCATCCGCGTCACGGAGACAATGCCGTTCGCCAGTGCGGAACCGAGAAGATTTGAGCCGAGTGGATAGCGCGCGACAGTGCGCGAGTTCAATAGACGGCGCACGTTCGCCAGATAGGGCCAGCCGTTTGTAAGCTGATCCGGCGACACAACCGTATTCATCCCACCCGCGATGTCGAGCCTGATGCCGTTTTCCATGCTATCCTTTATCCGCAGCGGTTCTGTGGTATGGACCCTTGGAGGCGAAAGCTAGAGGGCAGAGACATGAGGAGCGTCGATCACATTCGGCCCGCTGCATTTTACCTCTTCAGAGGAGTTCCCTTGCGCAGCCGTGTTCCCTTCGCCTTGCGCTTTGATCCGCCTACGCTGTGACCCTTCATGGCTGTGCCACGATGCTTGCGCTTCTCGGCAATCTTCTTCATATTGGCCGCGAATACTGCTCTTTTTTCTTCAACACCGCCCTTCTTCTTGGCGGCTGCAACCTTTTTCGCTGTTGCCTTGCCAAATTTACCCTTGGTGCCTTTGCGCTCCATCTCTTCGTTGGCTTTCTGAATCCACTTTCCCTTCTTCGCTTTTTTCTTCGTTGCCATCGTATCCTCCCGGCTCACTGCATCTCTTTGGTTGACCACTTTGGTTCACTCCGTTCTTGCTTCTCGCCTTCTCCACGCAAGGCACGGACGAAAACGCCGTACTGTGCCCATCGACTGTTTCTCTGAGCGCAATACTGGTAGAACGCCTTCAACATCGGCACCGTGGCCTGAAACTCGTCATTCCCGAGCTTGAAAGACGAGACGTGATGTGCGTAGTTCAGCACCGCGTCCCAATCATCCCGGCTCACCTGCACATAGGTATTTGTCCCATCGAGCAGAGGTGCGTTCCCCACAAGTTGCAGCGTGAGCAACTGACTCACCCCCGGAATCGGAGCGATGAAGTCCATTCCCGCCTCAACAACCATCGGGAGATTGTTTTGCGACTGCTGCCAGTTCACCGCCAGGCAATCCATGTCAGCCAAAGCCTCCGTGGTTGCCGTCGCGCCGTTCAGCCTCGATTGCAGGAGCCAGTTCGATCCTTTCATCATCTCCAGCATCATCGTGTACCGCTGCAAGCAGTAAGCAGACCTCGCACGATCGGTACATTCGGCTTCCTGCCCCAACACATCAGCCAGCGCCCCGTACATCGGCAGCATCGACCAGTCATCAGGAACCCCGAGAAGCGTTGCGGCCGGCGGCGCAAACGTCGGGCCGGAGTCCAGCGCCAGCATGTCGAAGTTCCCCGGCGTCGTCGGAGCAATGTCCACATCGAACGACAGCGGCGGCTCGCTGGCTACCGCCCACGACATCGGATACCCGACCTCTTGAAGATAATTCGGGTTGAACGACTGGAAGGAAAGCACGTCCTCCCGCGTCAACAGGAACGGCTGAAACGCCTGAATCGCCGTCCCCGACAGCGCCCCGGTAGTCGGCAGGCTGATTCCCACCGCTGTCCCCGAAACGCTGGTAGCGAACATCCCCGCCTGAAGGCTTGCCCCGGAGATTACCTGCCCCTTTACGATGCCCACTGCCGAAGCCACGGTGAGGCTGGACGCGCCGCTGGATGCCGTGGCAGTGGTCTGGGCCATCAACGCCAGAAAACGGTTCCTGCGCGGTTCTAGGACCGTATCTCCGAGTGCATACCCCGCCCTGACTCCCGGCGTGGCACTGATCGGGGAAAGTTGTGCGATATTGCACGATGCCGCCTGAATGACCTCCTGTGTCCTCACCTGCAAAGCCTGCTGCAACTGACCAAGGTTGAACTGAGACGTTCCCACCCATGCACCCCCACCCAAAGGCGATTCCATGAGCATGTAGGCCATTTGGTTGTAGAGGTACTGGTCAGTGACCGACCGCAAGCGCGGTGATCCGGTCAGGGTCGCAGTGTTGATCCATGCGCCATTGGCATTGTTGACGCTGAAGGTTTGATTCCATTGTTCTGTCAACGCGTTAAAATGGCGCAAGCCCTCGGTGAGCATGATCCACAACTCGGCGGCAGTCCAGAGGGACGAGTTATTTAGCCGCGCCGCAAGCGCGTTGACCGCCGCCGTCTTGGTGAGCCATGTAAATACCGCCACATCGTTACTCCACTTTCCTTATGGCGTTGTTAGCGTCATACTCACCAGCGAACCTCCGCCGACAGTGCAGGCTGTCGCGGCTGTGCTTGGACTCACTACGATCTGACCATCACTTGTCCCAGTAGAGCAACGGTAGATTGCAGCACTCCCGGCATTCAACGTGAGAGAAGTTCCTTTCAAAGTCGTAAACGTACCCGCGGCCGCAGAGCTTCCCCCAATAGCTGGAGGCGAAGCGAGGTAAGTCCCCACGTCCAACGCTGCCGGGGCAATGATGGCTCCGCTCGGTTGCCATGCCATAGCAAACGTATGGCCGGAAGTCGTAGGGCTTGCCACAAAGCCGGTTGTGCTGGCTCCGGTCTGGTAGGGAATCGAACCAAGAGCGCCATTCAGCAAATTTGTGGCATAGGCCGATGTGCCGGGGTTAATAACCTGCCCGCCACCCCACGCCGCCACGCCGACAGCCATAACCACGGAGGCCAGTACGCAATAAAAAAAGGTTTTCGCTTTCATCTCGTTACTCCTGAAACATGATGTCGCAGACATCGTTGGCGGTGATGTAGACAAACCACTCGTTCAAGTCCTGCCCCGCATGCTGCTGCGGGCCAAAGGTCATTGCTCCTCCGGGCTGCAAAAGAATACCCTTCGTCGAGGACGTTTGCCCGTCTCCCACTCTCATAGAGTGCGTTCCGTTGTTTTGGACCGTAACCCACTGAAACGGTACGGTCGCCGGAACAGATGGAGCCTGCGCAATGACTGGAACAGCTCCCGTTGCCGATGGTGCCAATTGAATCAAGTGCATAAATTAAACCCCACTTCCTCCGGGATAGCCGCCAAGATTGAGGGCTTTGTTCGGTCCCATTGTCGCATAAGGCTGATTGGCCTGCCACTTTCCGGGCTGATGCACATGCGTAAAATTCTCGCCATCGAGATTGAGGTCCACGGAGAGCACCTGCCCGAAATACTCGTAATACTTTTTCTGCGCCATCTCCGCAAGCAGCATCATTCCCTTACCGCTTCCGGGCACCTTGGCTTCCATCTCCGCAGCCTTGTCGAGCAGAAGAATTTCCTTGGCCTTGAACTCGACCATGTTTTCGGTGATCGGAGCTTCCGGGTACATGGTCTGCCAATCGCTTTGCGACTGCGGCAACTGACCCAATCGCCGGAAGGTCAGCGTGTACGGCGTCACGTTGCCCTGCCACGGGTACAACTCAAACCGCTGCCAGCCGTAGGTAGAGCTTCCGGCCCGGAGGTCAATTCCCGCCGGCACGACATTTGTCGAGAGAGATTGATCCTGCCGTTGCGGGTCGATGGCCGCGAGGTCGGCCCTAGTCAGGCTCCAGAAGTCCATCGGCTGATCGTTCGTGAAATCCTGAATCGCAATCCACTTCCTGAAGTCCTGCACCGGGGCAACAAAGTACGCCTGGTAGATGATGTACGGCTGCCCCGAGCCCTGCGGCTGCTCCATCCACGGCCTGTCCAGTTGGAGAATCGCCTGCTGTACCACCTGAAACGTCGCCGCTGTCCCTCCGTGCGAAAACGTGATGTAGGGGTTCGAGTACCCCGATCCCACCGTCAGAACCGTTACAGCGACGGCCTGGCCGCTCTGCACAATTACCTGCGCCGTTCCATTTATTCCAGATCCGCTGTCGAGGATATTGACGGTGTAGGTGCCGTTTGTTTGGCCTGATCCAGTGGTGAGGATATTCACCTGCGCTACGGTCCCGCTCCATGTCAGGCCGATGATGTCGTAGATGGCGAACGCGGGATTGCGGTACTGGAGTTGCGTGATGAACGGCTGGCCGGTGTAGTTGGCGATCAGCGTACTCGCGGAGCCGTCACCTTGGACATATTGCGAGTATTGCGTCGTGGTGAACGTGCCTTGGTTGAAAACGATCCCCGGCGCCAACCAGCCCGCAAAACCCTTTTGAAACGCCCAGTCCACCTGATTGTAGATTGCCTCCAGACCGCGATACACGGCTGTCTGCGCGCGCGCCAGCGGCGTGCTGGGTACGAGCTTCGTCAGGCTAAAGGCTACGCTTCCAAGAGACACGCTTCACTCCTAGTAAAAAAGGCGGAACGGATCGACTCCGCTCCGCCTAACGGCCACCCGCGACGACGGCCCTACATCTGACTCGCCAAAGCTGCGAACTGAATCAACTCGGCAGAGAGAACTGTTCCATTGGCGACTTCCTGTTCCGCTGCCGGACCCAAACCTGTTGCCGCAACCGCTGCGCTCGATCCCACCGAAACCGTCAGTGTTGGAGCCGTGCCGCCAGTGATCGCGTTACTAACCGTTGCTGTCGGAGCCGATGTGTAGCCCGTACCCGCATTGGTCACGGTGATCGTGCAGGTAGTCGCACCTGTGACGGTGATGTACCCCGCCGCGCCGTTTCCATTGCCGCCCGCAAACGTCATGGGAGCCTGGGTTCCGCTTGCCGCAGTCATGGAAATTCCAGCGGCATTTTGCACCACAACTACACCCTCAATCGGCGTCAGTGCAAATGTCGGTAGAGTCGAATAGCCACTGCCCGGATTCGAGACGTAGGCGCTCGTGATTGCACCGCCTGAGATCACGACGGTGATGATCGCCGACCCGCTACCTGCCGGAAGTTGAATCGTGCCGTTCGGATACCCAGAACCCGCCGTAAACGATGCGCCGCTGATGCCGTTCGCCGTAGGCCCGTAATACCAACGAGCCGTCCATCCTGATTGCGACGGAGACGGAGCGCCTGCCCGGATCAATCCGAATCCGACAGCAGCCGGGAAGAATCTCACCCGATAGGTTCCGCTTAACGTGCTGCAATCGGAGGGAAAGTTGATGTACTCAGCCGAGCCGGGATTGTAAACCGGGTCGCCGGTCGTCTGAGAGTAGGACGCAGGTCCAGCAGCCCACAACATACAGTTGCGAAACTCGCCAACCTGCGCGCTCTGATAAACGTATGCTGTGTTCATCTGTTCCCCTTACCCTTGGCGTACCGGCAGCGTCAACTCGACGCGGCACAGGTATCCGGCATTGGCGATGTCGAGCGTGTAGCCAATCACGCCCACATAAGGCTGCGTGCTGGCCAGCGTAGCGGCAACCACCGTTACCTGCGGGCCGGACGATTCCGCCGCCATGTAAGCCACGCTGCCCGCCGCCACCGCAGAAGCCGTGTGAGGCAACAGTGGCGCGAAGCCCAGTTCTTGAATCACGATCCATGCGCCCGCGCTGATCTGCGTTGTGGTCGGCGTGCAAAGCGCAATGCCGCGCACATCGGCGCCGGTCCCAAGCGAACTGGAATCGAGCGAACTGATGACGTTGGCGCTGTACGCCATCTGCGCCAGCACCGTGCCGCTGGTCGTAATGCCAGCCGCCGCAATCTCACTCAGCGTGAAAGTCGGGACCGAAGTGAAGCCGGCGCCGGGGTAGACCAACTGCACGCTCGTGATGATGCCCCCGGACACGGTCACATTTGCCGTGGCTGCGGTTCCCCCGGAAGTTGACGAGGCGCAGAGCACGGTTCCCGTACCCGAGCCGGTTCCAGCCGCCGAAATTGCTACTTGACCTACGCTTGTGGGAACAGCAATCCCCACGGGCAGGCCGTAGGCAATGTAGCCCGCGCCGGCGGTGGCCCGCGTGGATACGGCGACCAGGCGGTAGCGGCCTTGATGGAGGTTCGTGCCAAACTGGATGTTCCACTGCGACGCTTCGTACTCCGTCAGGTCGCAGTAGTCGCCTTGATGCAGCGAGCCGCCGAGGTACGGAATCCCGGTCACTTGTCCCAACATTCCGGTAGGCGACGTGTAGACCGCGTAGGGTCCGAGATAAAACGAGGTGTACGGAACTTGTGCCATTACTGTCCAACCCCCTTGAATCCGAAGAGTGGCAGCCCGTGAGTGGGCTGGTCTCCGAAGATATTCGTTGCATAGCGTAGATAGCGGATCGCGGACGAAACATTGTTCGTAATCCGATTCTCGTCAAAGTCCATCTCCCATCCCGAACCATTCTTGGGCTTGAGAGCCACAAGCGAGTAGGGATCGATGAACCAGAGGCATTCACCCGGATTGATGGTCGTTGCCGAAGGAATGTTCGAGCCGGTCGGCGAGAGCGTTCCCGTAGCAACCGAAACGCCGTTGCTCTTGTACGTCGGGGTGAGGAACGGGCTCAACTGAGTCGTGCCGCCCACGCCGTCATAGAACTTCGCAAAACTTGTGGTTCCGAAAGCGGCGGGGTTTCCACCCGGCAACGTCTGCCACGCCGCGCTTGACGGAGCCAGCGGGTCGGCATGAATCTTGCAGCCATTGAAGTCCACCGAAGGCCAACCGAAGTCGGTTCCTTCCTTGACTTCAAGCTGAAGGACCACAGCCTGCTGCCGGAAGGCCAGCGCAATCGCGCCCCATCCGAAGAAACTAGTAAACCCGCAGAGAGCCTTTGCGCCCAGCGTGCCAAGCCGCGCATTGGCGACGAGGAAATGCGAGTAGTTGATCGACCCTGCGGCTCCGGTGGGCGTTCCACAGTAGTACGGAGTCGAGTTGTAGGCCTGCCCCACCACGCCGTTGCGTGTGATCCCGCCCGTCAAGGTGAAGTAGTTGCCGAACGGAGAGGGATCAACGCCGTTGTTGAAAATCTCCTCGAAGCCGTTCATGGCCAAGTGGCGGTCGGTTTGTACGCCTGCCGTTGAAGATCCTGAGACGCCGGAGCCGGAGTTCCACTGACCGTGCTGGTACGCCTGCATCTCGACCATCGACTCCAACCGCTGCGTCATGCAGTAGTTGTCAATGAGTTCCTGATCTGCAATTTGCGTGTCACCAGGCGCATTGTAGAGCTTGTACTCGGTCGGCTCAATGATGAGACTCGACACCATGAAACGGATGTCATAGAGCGTATCGGTCACGCGCTGGGGATTGGTTGGGTTGATCGTCGCTCCCGGCTGCGTTCCCTGACCATCAGCGTAATTGTAGATGCCGGGAGTGCGAACGCCGGTGCCCTGGAAGTCGAGATCGATGATGCCAGCCTCGCGCAACAGCGTCATCAGCGGCCAGTTCGTGCCGAACCAATCGATCACTGTCCCTTTGCGGATCATTTCCCGCGAGACGGCATCTCGTTGATTATAGGAAGGATCATTGGGATATGGCATACTACATCACCCTTTCGTTTACGCGGCGTTTAACCGCGTTTTGACTTCATTCACTACGCGATCCCGCGCAATGCGAATCTTCTCCATCGGAGACTTGCCAGCCATCTCCCGCACACCCTTTGCGTCGGACGGCTTGGGAATGTTCGGATAGTTGGACGGCACGCCTGGTCCAAGTTCGGGATGCCCCATCACCACGGGATGAGCAGCCTTGTACTCCTCTTCCCACTTGGCTTTCATACCATCAATGCGTTTGGTTTCAGCAGCCTCCGCACTCGCCTTTTCCTTGTCGGAGACCTTGTACGTCGCTTCCATGTAGTCGCGCACGTTGCGGAATCCGCCCTGCTTTGCAAGATCGGGCAGACTGGCCGGATCGACGGGAAGCGGCTGGCCAAAAGCTCGCCAGTAGCGATTGGACTCGTTCATCGCCTGCCCCGCCGCCGCAAAGCCGCCCATCATCTTCTCTTGGAGTTCGGCTACGGGGTCTTTGGGGGGAGTCTGATTGACTTTCGTCAGGTCGGGAATGTTGATGCCCGTGAAACCGGCCTTCTTGATTTCATCAAGAGCGGCATCACGCGTGGCCAGAGCAGCGGTCAAGGCGGCATTGTTGGCCTGCAACTGCGCGATATTCACTTCGGTCAAGCCGGAAGCGGCAATGTTCTGGTCAATCACGCGCTGGAGGTTCTGCGCATCGGTAAGCGCCTTGGTCGCGGTAGCAAGTTTTGTCTGCGCGTCGGTTTCAAGGGTATATAGCCTTTCATTCCAAGTCTTAAGGACGCCGGATTTCGCGGGATCGACTATTACACCGAGTTCAGTAAGTAGTTCCTCTACCGTCATTTCTCATTCTCCTGCTTACGCCTGTGAAGGCGCTTGCGGCTGTTGTTGCGGCTGTTGCGCAGCCTGATTACTCATCTGAATCGCCTGCACGATGGATTGAACTGCCTGATTGAGAGGTTCCTGTACGGATGTATTCTGCTGGGCCACCTGCTTGAGCAGCATGGCGATCTTACCCAAAGTCGTTTGGAGGGGATTGGCTTGCGGCGCAGATGCGCCTGCTCCGGGTTGAGGAGCAGACGCCTGCGGATTGGGCATTGAGGTAGCCATTTCGTTCTCTAGCTACTTTTTCTTGGCGATCTTCTTCGCGCCCTTCCTGCTCTTTTTCTTTCCGCCGTGGCGCTTGTGATGTTCGCTCACGCCCTTAATCATCAAACCCTTTTTCGCCATGATGCTTTCTCCTCTGGTTGAATTTCGCCCTAAAATGCGGACGGCCCCAAAAGCTATCCGCGCTTCTGAGGCCGTATCCGTTCTCCAAAGGAGTGGTACAGAATCTCGATTCAGTCTTCTTTGCTAATCTTTACGCCATATTCGCCCGCGTGTCAACTGCTTTTTTCTGGAGGCTGAAAACCTCGTCCGTCATTTCGTCCAATTCTGACCCCAGGCGAATCCTCCCCGTTTGCTCTGTGAGGACCGAAACGACGCCTCCCTGATTCATGTTGACGTTCACTTTCCCCGTCACTTTCCCGCCATGAATGAGCGACTGGATATGGGCAATGGCTTCGGGGATGCGCTCTTTCTTTCTGAGCGCCACGGTTTCACGGTAGGAGACAATCTTCTCGCTCTTTACCACTTCGATTCCTAAGTCCTTTTCGATCTGCGTGCGGGTGTCCACTCTTGCCTCCATTAACTCGATTTGTTCACAGCACGTACTTGCCCCGATTGCGACCCCTTCATCGCGGGCTGCATGTCCTTTTTACCGCTTTGTTTTCTGCCGCCGCCCTTGCCTTGTCCTGGGCCTTGAGGCTCGGGAGGGTTCAATCCGAGAGCAGCCGTCTTTCGGGCGAGAGCCGCCTTAACTTCGAGTTCCCATTCAGCATCTTCCAGTTGCTCCTCTTTCCATGCCTCATGACGAATTTGGTAATCGGGAACACCAATCTTTTCCATCGTGGTTTCGATGTCTATCGGAACCTTTTGTTGGAGCATGAAGATTTGCGTCATGCGCTCAATCGTATGCGTGATATTGAGGAGTTGCGTCGGAGTATTTACCACTTTGAGTCGTTCGCAGAACCAGTCCGCTCTTTGCTGCCGCGTGTGAGCACTGACATTGCTTTGATCCTCACCGGGAAGATGCGACGGCACCAGAGAGTTGGGATCGTTGTCGAACGTCTCAACTCCTACCCCTTCCGGCCCAATCATGTCCATAATCATGTCTACGGTGAAGTATTGCGCGATGTTGTACTTGAGCATGTTCGCGTCTTTGGAGTTGGCAATCCACTGATTCAACGCGATGCCCTTTGCTACCGGACCAAGATTCTCAATGAACTTGTCGAACGCCTGATCCGACATATTCCCCTTGACTTCGCGCAGGCTGGCAATATCGGAAAGCCCCAAAGCGGCTTTGACAGCGGCGCTCAACATATCCACGCCCTTGTAATCGGCCTCCTCAACTGATACGCCTTCGGGCAGCAATGAACGGGTCCACTTGGAAGGATCGCCCTTGCCGCCGACTCTCACGCCTTGCGCGTGGAGCAAGTCGAGTTTGTCCATCTGCGTGCGAGAGACGCCTGTCGAGACATCGGTTCCAAGCGGCGGGTCTTTCATGATCGCCAGAGTCGAATTGATGTCCGAAAGCCTGTCTCGGCGGGCGACTTCCAGACCTTTTACGCCAGAAACGAGCGAGTATCCTAGTGGAGACCAAACCCAGTCGTTGACTTCGTGCTTTGTCACTGGGATCGAACCATGCCAGTCGAACGCTGTGTCGTCATAAAGAGGGACTGGACACGACGGCGAAGTGACCGCAAGCCTCATGCGTGGATACATCTTGCAGTCCGACATCTCGGCTTTTCGGGACTTGGGCAGCCCGGTGTCGGGGTCAACAGTCACAATCAAATCGCCCAGCGTCGGAACCTTGTAGCCCCACGTCGATCCATCCACGCCCATCTGCTGCGTGTAGCCAGTGTCATTGATTCTTAGATCATGAATGAAGTGGTAACGAATTTCGCAGTACTTCTCAATCCAATCCGAGTTGTTTGACCCGCCAAAACGCCAGCGGTCGTAGAACTCATAGCGCCTGAGCATGTTCTGCGTGACGTTGACCCCAGAGCGGGAGTACTGAGAAATCGGAGTGAGCCACTGCTGAAACTTTGGGAACCGCGCGTGTGCTTCCGAAAGGCCCATCGGAAAAATGATCGTGCCCGCATAGCCATCGTCAAGATCGCCATTGTGCGGAAGCTGGTCGGGAAGAAATTCTCTCGGCCCAAGCGCCTCGAATTTCATCTTGGCTGGTCCGATTCCGTGCCACGGGCGCGAGAATTTTTGCCACTTGTATCCGCGCCCCATGATGGCCCACTGGAGAGCTTTGCGGGTATTCGGAACGTAGAGCGAGTCCCAAAACACAAATTTGAAGATGTCATTATAAAGAGCAACTGTCTTTTTGTTCTGCTTTGCCTTTGATCCCATCGTGGCAATCTGCCGGAGGTCGGTAATGGTCTCGACAAAGGAGCGGATGTCCGGCTGGAGCAGATTCGAGGGCATATCGCGCTCTTGCCCTGTTCCCATCAAAAGCTGAATGTCGTTGGTGAGATTGGCGATTCCAGGCTGCGCTTGCAACCAAGCGTCCCCGCTTTGCACCAGCTCATCGAACCAGCCCTTGAGGTAGGTTCCTCCCGCCTCGCGTGGAGGCGCTTGCCACGAGAGCACCTTTCCGTCGTCAGCGGCGTCTGTTATCACTTGGCCATCGCTCCTGTCGCGGCATCTTTGACGATTCTAGTCTGATCGCCGCCCTCCTCATACATTTCTGCGACTAGTCGCGGGATGGCCTCCATCTTCTGTTTCAGGATTCGGTCATATTCTCGATCCCAAGTGTCAAGCACGCGAATATTGACGGCGGCATTCCATCTGTCCAGTTGTGAGTTCCGCGCCAGAATCCCGTCTCTCACAGATTTGCGAAAGGCTTTTTCCCTTTCGAGTTTTCGTACAGCAGCTTGCTCCTCATCGTCCTTGTGCTGTTGACGATATTGGTTCATGTAGCGGTCAAGCTCAGAGGCGTGAAAGCACACGATTGTCTCGTATCGGATTCCTTGCGGTACGTTGAGCGGAGGACACCCCGAAATGCCGAAACTTAGGATGCGCCCGCTGTCAAGGTCACGAAAGACACAGGTCCGTTCCTTGCCTGTTAGCTGGACTGAGTTCGTAGCGGCCATACTGCCAATACTATACCCTATTTCAAACAGAAAGCGGACGGAATCACGCAATGACGCTCCGAGTACACCACTCGTCAGGCATGGCTTCCTTGACTTTTTTTTCGAGCGGCCAGCGGCTTTGTATGCGCGAAGCGGAGTTCTCAAGTTCATGGAACGTCGTCCACCCCATAGCCGAAGCGAAGATATTGTCGTCATGCTGGCCTTGGGAATGGATCATCTCACTCTTTCCTTGCTCACCTGTATATTTACGAACGAAAGTTGCAAGCTGCCGGATCAGTATGGGATCGTTGAGAACCATCCACCCCGTATTCACGGCGTCCACCCAGCGGTCAAGGAGGTACGGTCTCGTGTAAACACGGGTGAACCAGCCCTCCTGATGCCCGGAGTCAGGCAAAATGTTGCCCTTCTTATCGATCCTGAGCATGACGTGATGATCCAGAAATCCCATGATTTTCAGTTGGCTCTGGCATTCATCTCCCGGCTTCCTGATTTGCTCGACGATGAACTTGACGATAAGGGGATTTGAAGAGGTGACATTACACTTTCCATCTGTTCCGTAAAGGACCGCCACTGCCGCCGCGATGCGCGACATTTGCGGCGAATTGACACGGATCGAAGTAAACGACGCCACCTGCACATCCGGCTCCTTACCATGTCCATGTTTCTGAACAGAAAGGCTGGCGCGATCCTCCTTCGGCTTGTTTAGGCCACCCGCTGTGTCGATAGCAATGCAATACTCAGCGCCCACTTGCGGCTCCTCGAAAATCAAGAGTTTGTCGAAACAGGCTTCATCAGTGGAATCATCGAACGAACGCATAGAAACCAGATTCCAACGGTACTCGTTATCATCCAGCCCTTTCCATTCCAAGATGATTTCTGGCTCATCTGGATTTATCTCCTCGGCATTGGGCTGATATGGTTGATTTTCGCTGCCCATCAAGATTGTGCGTCCAGTAACGGCATAGGCGACATAATTCTGTTCGCGGGCTTCGGTAACGAGGTTGATAGTTTCGCTGGCGAATACAGAATCATTCTTCGATTGAAACGCATCTTGGGGGGTCACGGCATTGGCGGCAAGGAACTCTCTCTCCGCGTGTTTGGCAATTGCTTCCTCATATCCGCATTGCCAGAACCATTGAAACTCACGCGGCATCTCCCACCGCTGGCCTAGTATTTTCCAGAGATAGTCAGTGGACCGGACGTAAAGCTCGCCCCGCCTACGCATCTTCCGCGTAGCATCGGTGATGTTCTGCTCCCACGGTTCGGGGACGGGATGTTGGCGCAACCAATCGGCCGGCGGATAAAGGTCACTAGCGCAGGCTGGGGGAATGAAGAACGCGGTGAAGCGCCCTTTCTTTGCAGCATAGAGTTCCCAACTCTCTTTCTGCCACGGCGTCGCGGTCGATCCCGTTCCTTCCAGCACCATGAACAGCGAGGCAATCTGGTGACAGGCCGGGAACAGACCTTCATCCAAGGTGTGCTTGGGATTCGTGTAGTCGCCGAGTTCGCTCAGGTGAACACAGGAAGGCGAATCGCCTTGAGCGATACCGACTTCCTGTGCGCCCGCCTGTACCGACAACCGGGAACCGTTGGTCCAGCGCGGCTCGGCTGACTTCGTGGAAGTCTGACCGACGCGCAACCAGAACGGCAACTTGTCCTGACAGGTGTCGATCATGTTCTTGAGCTTCTGCGATTGGGGGACTTGCACCGACGCCATGACCGCGTAGGTGTTTGCCACGTAGAGGATGCGGTGCAAAAAGAAAAGCGCCGTGACCGTCGAGACGCCCAACTGGCGAGCCTTCAAGATGAAAAGCTGAATTGCAATCTGGAGATCATCGCATTCGGCCAGGAACGCAAAAAAGATTCTCTGCGCATTCCGAAAATCGAAGTGAATGATCTGCGTGTTTGCGGCGCGGATGTAGGCATAGCGGGTGACAAAGTATTCTGCCGATGCTGAGCATAGGAAACGTTCATTCGCAACCCATCGCTTGATTTTATTGACCGTTGCCACAGAGGGAGATTTGTCGTCCTTCCAGAAAAAGTAAGACCTTGCGCCGGTTTTCGATTTCGACACATCGGCGTACTTCTGAATCTCCTCCTGCATGTAGTCGCACTCGGCTACGTCGTGGAAGCGCGGTTCCCAGCCGTTCCGGCGTGCGAAGTCTGCGACTGTGAGATTGACGATGCGAGTGCTATACGTTTGGCACCACCCTCGGCGCAACGCCGCCGTACACTTCGAGTTCGGCTCGCCCATGTCGGGGAAAGCATTATCCCAGGCTTCATCGGCATCGGTGTCAGCATCCCGCTCCTCTGGAGGCCGCCACCATCTCACTTCCCCGTTTCGATCAACATATTTATGCGCTGATACAAAAGGGGACGCAGAGATTCGAGTGAATCTGCACCCTTCATTTCTGTATTTGCCGAGTAGAGCTTCCCGCTATCTGTTCTTACAAGCAGAATGGCGGTTGTTTTTCCGTGTTGCTTGACTGCATGTAAGTGTAATTCTTTCATTCCATGTACCCCTTAATCCGTTGGATTTCAGGCGGAAGAATATGCTCCCACCGCGTTCCGGGAAAGGGCTTCTTCGTGCCATCTGTGGAGTGCCAAACCCAATGGCCCTGTGCGATGTACATCCCCGGCATCTCCCATCCCAGGCGGATGCGGTAGCACCTGCACTCAGCCTCAAGCGCATTGTTCTGGACCAAAATAGTGCGTAGAGAATTCTCAAGCAGCAAAATCCTCCGACTGCCCCATCTGCGAAGCGCCCAATTAAGAATCTTCTTCATTTTGTCTCAGCCTCCAAGAGCCTATGTTTCGCAGCCGAAAATCCCTGAATCTGCTCGCCCATGTCGGGGAAAGCATTATCCCAGGCTTCATCGGCATCGGTGTCAGCATCCCGCTCCTCTGGAGGCCGTCCAAAGCCGAAGTTGATCTCCACTCCGCCCTTTTTGGTTGGTAGGAATCCCACCGCCTCGTGCATGACCCGCTGCGCCGCCACGTCTCCATGATCGTAGCGCAGAACCTTGCCATTTTCATCGAATACCGGTTTGCCGCTCACGATAACAGGTACTCCCTCGATAGCGGAGTCAACCGTCGCCTGTACTACGTCTGGATGGGCCAGAATTGCCTTGAGCGCGCTTTCTGTGGCCTTCATGGACTGGGCGGCCATCAGGATCGCTCCAAGCATCTCTACGGGGCTTACACGCGCTCTGACGCACATCGCCTCGAATGACAAAGCGCCAAGGTCAGCAGCGCCGATTTGCCGCATGGCACCCACAAACTTCATGGCGCACGGCTGATTCGAGACAGCGGCAAAGGACAGGATGCGCTGGCGTGGTAAACGGCCAGATTTCCCGCCAAGACAGCGCGTGAGGATTTCTGAGGGTTCGGTAGAGCAGAGCGCCACTTCGTCAGGATCGATGTCCAGGCGCTTCATCACCGTAAGCGGAGTTCGATTACGACTGAGCGCGAAACCTTTGCTCGAAGCGCCCGACTGTTTCTTCCGGCTCAAGTTCGTTGTACTCCTGGACGGTTTGGGGAAGGGGACGGTCCCCGACTCGGCTGATGGTGGCTTCTGTTTCATCTGCAACAGGATACTCCCTATCTGCCCAGCGTTCGGCAACTTTCACAGCTCGGGAGAGAATGTCGAGCAGGCGGTCAATCTGTTTGGTGGTCATATTTCAGCCCCGTTGGGAAGGTTTCCATGTATTCGTACTCCAGAGCGCCCGGAGCACGTCTATAGAAGTCGATCAAATCTGCCGTGTCGAATCCTACCGAGAATCCCTGAATGGTGGCTCCCTCCGGTATCGTAAACAGGCCGCGATACTTTTCAATCTCAGTGGTACATCCCGTCAGCGAGTTGCGGTAGAAGAACCGATAGCTCCACACCCCCGAATCAGAAAGTGCCCATCCGTTCGGAGGCGCAAAGCAATAGATTTTCCTCGGCACCAACGTGGCGACGGCCGCAGCACCGAGAAGAGATAAAAAGGCCCGACGGTTCATACGCTCCTCCGCCGCCCCGTCCCCCGCACAGACCGACTCATGGTCACGGCAGGCTCTTCCGGCTTCTTCAACTCCGTGGGCTTGGGAATCGGCTGCTCCGTCTCACGGCGGAAGCGGTCAGGGGGAATCTCGGGAATTACCCCCGTCAGCGTCACAGCATCCTTACCCGGCGCCCGTCGATTGTCCCCGATGCCGGCCCGCGTGACGCGCCCGAAGTCGTCAAGCTCGTAATCGACCCACCAGCGTAGGAAAACCGTATCATTCTGCTTCCACCAGGTCAGCGTCCACGATGCCTTGAACTTCGCGTAGGCGCTGCCGATGGTCAGGGAGCATGTCTTGGCTAGTCCCTCTTCAATCTGCGCTCGCAGTGTCTCCTGAATCTCGGCAGGAACGCCCTCGGTCATGCGCTTGGCAATGCCGCGCCGGATTTCGAGGCCGTTCAATGGCTGGGGAATTGTCAGTGTCGCGGTGCTCATGCTTGCGCCTCTCTGTATCTGGCCTGCAATGCCCTCATTTTCTCACGAACTAAAAGGCTTGGCCGATGCCTTCCCGCCTCGATGTTCGATATGGTGCGGCGGGTGACGTAGAGAACATCAGCCATCTGGCCCTGAGTCAGCTTGTGCTTTGTGCGCCACTGCCGCCACTCGCGGGCGTAGTTGCGCTTGGGGTCGCCCACAAGACGGCGCTTCACGACGGCCTCACTATTCTTGGCCCCTGATGCTCCGCCATGCCCACAAACTGCGTGCTGAGCGTGTAGCCGCAGTGACCGCACCAGATGATTGCCACCAGATGTCCCGCGCCTGTCGGAACCACGTTGCAGGCAAACTCCAGCGGAGCGTGCTTGCAAGATGGGCATTTCGGCTGTGCCATTGGTCTCGGAACGCGGGTCAGGATAGCTTCGTCCCGCTCGGTAATGTCGCTCATGTTTACCCTCTTGGTACTGACTGAAACGGTTACGACTTCGATTGCTGGCCGCGACGGTAGGCTTCGATCACATTCCAATTCATCTTTGGTATCGTTCCCGTCCGCTCATGCTCATCAACAGGTATCTATTTATCTGAGACTGATTTGATGAGCAAGTCCTTAACCACCTCCGGCACTTCCGGCTCCCTGAGAGGATGGCACACTTCGCATACATCGTGCTGCTTCTGGCGAAGATTCCAAGTTGGAGCCAAATCTCTATCTCCAGCGGGGTAAAAGGCTACTTTGCAGTGTGTGCAGGTTAGGCGCGTGAGCTTTCCCGTCTCCCGATCCCAAACAGGGCTTAGATCGTCCGATAGACAAGCACAAAAAGGGCATACATCCAATTGGGAGAGTTGAGGCACTTCCGGCTCCGGCGCGAGGAACATGCGGCGCTGCCACTCTGTCGCCACGAATTCATATATTTCACCTTCACAGCACCCTCGATGCGAACTCCTGTAGTCGGACATTATCCGATGCACTTCGGGTATTGGAGGCACAATCGGATTCTCGGCCACCCAGCGCAGGGCTTCTTCGAGGCACGGCAAAATATCGTTTGGGTTGAAGTGGTTGTAATCCTGCACGGCCATTTTCGCCGTTTCGAGCATCCCTTCTGGCACCTGAATCTTCTTCTCGCTCATCGCTTCTCCTTGGCTTGCAGATTGAATTGCGCGGGCCGGGCTTGATACCGGCTAGGGGCTTGCATATGGCCTTTAACGCTTTTGCAGCCGCCAATAATTCTAGCGACTCACGCCGGGAAATTCCGGCCACATTCTTGGCAGCGTAGTTGATCCGGCCCCCAGGAAACTACCTTTTCGGAACTCTGGCAGCTTGGACAGGCTCTTGCCTTGGGACGCACTTCCCGCTTTCGTGGCGCAGCCTCCGTCTGACGTTTTTCTCGCTGTACCGCGACAGGCATTTCTCGCACCTGATCCGCGCGTCCTTTTGCTTCGGCAACGATTTTCCCATTCTGCCTCTCTCGGTCCCAGTAAGGACTCTTACACTTTCCGCATCGCACTGGCCGCACCAACCGTGTGCACCATTGCTGTCCACATCGCAGGCATGTCTTGATCTCCACATTAGTAGTGTACACGATATAGGAGCACTGTCAAGAACTATTTTCAGGAACCCGTCACTGGCCGCTGGAACGGTCAAAGCCCTTGCGCCGCCACACCCCGGACAACTTCCGCGCACTACTGGCACCGCTCGCCGCGCAACGCCAATAGAGGCACCAACTTAGCGCCAGTAACGGCATCAGAGTGCCCCCTGCGCTGTAGGTTCCCGCCGCGGGCGCACCGGCGAAGCCCGCGGAAGGCCCCACGCCACTGCTCCCCGCACCGCCTATGGCGCCGCCGCCGAAGTTGATACTCGCGCTGTGGATCTGCGCGGTCGAAAGAGAGATTGCCTTGGCTCCTGCCTCGGCGCCCGTAGCACGAGGCGCGGTTGCCTTTGGCGCGACAGCTCTTGTCGAAGATGTGATCCGGCTTGCCGGACAATCGCGCCAGGACTGGCTCGCCCACGCAAGGCCGTACTGCCGCATAGCCATCATGCCCCAGCCAATTAGCGCCCAATCCGCACGCGATCCGCAAGACCCGTATTTGACGGCACGAAGAGATTACCCCTTTGAGGACGCCTCCGTCCATATTGATATGCGACACTGTAAAATAATTTGCATTGGGGTATTGACAAGTATGATAGAGTGCGCTATGGTGGTTGTGTAAGTGAGAGGACAAACACCATGTCCTCATGGAGATTGAAAATGACACTCAAAACTTACACTCACATTACAGTCACGCAGGACGGCTGGTCTGTGTCTTGCACGACCGGGGCGGGCATCAATGGCGCCATCCTCTCACTTCGGCGCTTTCGCATCGCTGGACGCGACATGGGTTGCAATGGAACCAGAGGATACGGCGACGGCAGACTCTTCGCCACCACCCAGGCAGCGTGGCAATGGGCCTTCGATCACGGTTATATTCGCCTTCACTTTACCCATCCCGAGACTCGCGCAAGGCGTAAAGCCACCCAGTCTTGGGACTGGATGACGCGTAAACTACGATTTTCCTAGCCGGCCTGGGGCCCGAAGGAACCAACAATGAGTGAATTCAAGTTTTTTCAGTGTCTTTCCTGCGGATATAGCGGCTCGATTAGTGAAACTGAGATCGCCAAGCACAGGTCGCGGTGTAGTACAGGCCCAACTGCGCCCCTCAAACACCCGATTCCAGATGACCTGAAAGCGCTGTATGGTTTCGCACTCAAGGGAGAATACCGCATTTTCGTTTACTTTCACCATCAAGTGTGATAAGGTGCGTTCATGGCAAATTCACAGCAACTCGACGCTGATCTTCTCACTGTCGCGGAAACGGCACGGTATCTCAAAGTCTCTGAGCAGACCGTGCGCAAGCTCATAAAAGCCGGTAAGCTCGTAGGCCGCAAGATCGGGACCGGGATCAATTCGCGCCTGCGCATCTCAGCATCCAGCATCGAAAGATTCATGCGCTCATAAGCTGCTCATTATAGCCCACCACGCAAAAAACTCTTGACACTATAGAGCGACGTATATATGATAGCCGCATGAAGAATCCGCACGCACAAGCCTTGGGGAAGCTCGGAGGCCAAGCAACGGCCAAGAAGCCACTCACCAACGCGCAACTCGAAGCACGCCGGAAGAACGCTGCGCTAGCCAGGTCAAAAAGATTTCCACAGAAAACTGAGATTTCCACAGGTAAAACCTCTTGACTATTATACAGCGCCGTATTAAGCTGTATTTGTAAGTGAGAGGCAACCAGCCTCATGGAGAATGAAAATGCAGAGCACACTCGCCGGGTACCTGGAACAGGCGTTTGTAGCAGGCGAACGGGCAGCGGCAGATGCGGACGCCGACGCGAGAGATATGTGCTCCGAATGTGGCCACAGCCGTGATTCACACAAAGAACAGTACGCCGGAATTTGCATCGGCTGTCCCTGTACTGGATGGGAGGAGCCGCATCGTGAAGAATAACCATGAACTTCATCCAGCCGCAGAGTTCGGCGTGATCCTCAATGCTCACACAGTCGAAGGGGCTCGCCTTCTGTGCGACCCCGAGGCTGTCCGCTTCATTATCGCGTCAGGCATCGAAACCAGAGGATTGCAGGAAGAAATTGACTTCACGGTCGAAGTAACGCGCCGTTATGTCTTGGGAGCCTACCGGGACGTGTTCGATGCGGACGGTGAGCAATGAAGCCCATCGACAGAATGTGTCCAGCTTGCAAGGTTCCTCCTGGCGTAGGTTGCCTTCCGTTTGGCGTGAAACCTGGCTGTGGGTATCCCATGAAGGGGTTCCACAGGGAACGATCCGGGGTTCGATTCCCCGCATTGGATGTTCGATGGAACACTCAAGCGAGAGCGTTTTTTGTGGAATACGGGAATGCCCGCTTTTCAGTAACGCGCAATGGTGCAATCATCCTTGCCGATGCCTTACGCGAAGCTGTGAAGAACTTAACAGTAGCCCAGTACACCGAAGTGTGAGCGAAATGACAATCAGTGACGCCGAACTCTTCATCGCACAACGCCTCAGTAGGGACGAATCCAGCCCCTTGTATGGAAAGATCTTTGAGGGTGGGAAAAAGCCGGCCGGAGTGAACATACCCTTAAGGGGCGCCAAGACAGGCATCGACTACATGCTGAGCAGATCGACCCAGCTGGCGCACTTAGATGATGCGGAAGCACAATACAAGGTCATTAGAAACTACTTCGAGGCCGTCAAGAAGTGGCAACCGAAGGCATGGGGCGATCCGAAAGGCTACATCATGCTGCGGGGCTCTGGATTTTGGGCTATCTGCTTCATTGGCGCACAAGTGATCGACATGGCTTTGCTACAGAACGAATTCAAGGCGGCACCAATGCTGAAGATCCTGCGATCCGGAAGGGATTGGGACTGGGGAAAGCAAGGAGATTTCAAGGGCCTCGGAGGTCGAGCAGGCGCGTTGGAGATTAGCAAAATAGTCACAAGAAGCCTAAAAGGCGCGAGTCGAATGTCTACCAAGGCACTTTTTGACGAAATAATGCAAGCATAATCTACGCTGAGAATCCGCGCTGATGCTCAGGCTGGGGAAAGGAGAGCGTCAGCAAAGTGAACCCACCCCGCCTCACGCCGCTCTCGGCCTGATCTTGATCCCCAGCGCCTTCATCACGCCGACAAATGTAGACAGCCGCGGATCGCCGGTGGGCGAGAGCGCCTTGTAGAGCGCCTCGCGCGTGACGCCTGCCTGGCTGGCAAGCTGCGTCATTCCCTGTGCGCGCGCCAGCACTTCGCCCAGGCCCGCGGCCGGCATCGGCATTCCCGCAATCTTAAGCTGGTTACATGCGGAAAGAAGTAAGGACTTCATCGCGGCTATAGCGGTTCTCCAATTGGTGTAGAGCGAAGCCACGACCCTTAAGTGGCATTTTCCTCAAGAAAATGCCACATCGCACGCCCCTCAACGCCCCACAGGAATTGGAGAACCGCCGTAATCTTGTGCTCGGAGGGGTACTCCCATGCGCGCAGCCGTCTTCGACTCCACGCCGGCCGAACCCACGCGCCCCGGCGCCTGGCTTTCTATCGAAGAAATCCCGCGCCCGCAACTCCGCCCCGGCGAAGTGCTGCTCAAGGTCCTCGCCTGCGGCGTCTGCCGCACCGACCTCCACATCGTCGAGCGCGATCTCAAGCCCCTGCACGCGCGCATCATCCCCGGCCATCAGATCGTCGGCGAAGTCATCGATGTTGCGGCTGGGGGCGCAACCGCGACCCTTCCCGCCGGCACGCGCGTCGGCGTCTCTTGGATCGGCGGCGTCGACGGCGATTGCTGGTTCTGCCGCCACGGCATGGAGAACCTCTGCGACCGCCCCGTCTTTACCGGCTACTCGGTCGACGGCGGCTACGCCCAGTTCGCCGCCGTCCGCGCTGATTTCGCCAATCCTCTGCCCGCCGGGCTTGACCCCGTCTTCGCCGCCCCGCTGCTCTGCGCCGGTGTCATTGGCTTCCGCAGCCTGCGCGTCGCCGGCGTCGAGCGCGGCGACCGTGTCGGCCTCTACGGCTTTGGCAGCTCCGCCTCGCTCGCCATTCGCATCCTTCAGTCGTGGGATTGCCAGGTCTACGTCGTAACCCGCGGCGAGCAGCACCGCAAGGCCGCCGCGTCGCTCGGCGCCACTTGGGTCGGCGACGAGGACACCAAGCCGCCCGTCGAGCTCGACCGCGCCATCACCTTCGCCCCCAGCGGCAAAGTCGTCGTCAGCGCGCTCGCCGCGCTGCGCAAGGGCGGAGTCGTCGCCATCAACGCCATTCACCTCGACCGGATGCCCGCCTTCGACTACGACCGCCTGCTCTGGGGCGAGCGCCAGTTGCGCAGCGTGGCCAACATGACCCGCCAGGACGCGCGCGACTTCCTCGCCCTCGCCCGCGACCTCTCGCTTTCTCCCGCCGTCCAAACCTTCCCGCTCGACGACGCCAACCGCGCCCTCGAAGCCGTCCAGCACGAAACCGCCTCCGGCTCCGCAGTCATCGTCCTTTAGCAGCCCGCAACC